ATGAGCGAAGCAAAACAGTTTGATATTTCAAAGAAGGCTGTAATTGCAGCTTTTCAGGCGGTAAAGGAAAACGCAGGAAGTTACGGGGCAGATGAACAAACCATAAAAGAGTTTGAGGAGCATCTTAATAACAACCTGTATAAACTATGGAACCGGATGGCATCAGGAAGTTATTTCCCGAAGCCTGTAAGGGCAGTAGCAATACCCAAGAAAAATGGTGGAATCAGAATTTTGGGAATTCCAACAGTAGAAGACAGAATCGCACAAATGGTTGCGAAGATGTACTTTGAACCGCTGGTTGAACCAATGTTTTACAATGACTCATATGGATACCGTCCGAACAAATCTGCAATTCAGGCAGTAGGACAAGCAAGGGAAAGATGTTTTAAAAGAGACTGGGTATTGGAATTAGATATCAAAGGGCTCTTTGATAACATCAAACATGGATATCTGATGTACATGGTTGAGAAACATACGCAAATAAAATGGCTGATACTTTATATAAAACGTTGGCTTACAGTGCCGTTCATCATGAGTGATGGCTCGGTTGCTGAACGCAGGTCAGGAACACCTCAGGGTGGAGTTATCAGTCCTGTGCTTGCAAATCTATTTCTTCACTATGTATTTGATGACTTTATGACAAAAGCATATCCGAACATCTGGTGGGAAAGATATGCTGATGATGGAGTACTGCACTGCCAATCGTACAAGCAGGCTGCATTTATAAAGCAGAAACTGGAAGAACGTTTTCAGCAGTTTGGATTGGAACTGAATAAAGAAAAGACACGTATTGTCTACTGCAAGGATAACCGAAGGCCACAAAACTATAGTTGTACCCAATTCACTTTTCTGGGATATACGTTCAGACCAAGGCTAAATAAGAATAAAGAAGGAAAGTTCTTTGTAGGCTTTACGCCTGCGGTCAGTGAAAAAGCCAAAACTGCTATGAAACAGAAGATCAGAGAATGGAAGATACAGTTAAAGGCGGATCTCTCATTAAAAGATATTGGGAACATGATAAACAAAGTAGTGCAAGGATGGATTAACTACTACACACACTATTATAAGTCAGAATTTTATGAGGTGTTGCGTTATATCAATCAATGTCTGATTAAATGGGTACGACGAAGTTATAAAAAGAAAAACACGAGAAGCAGAGCCGAGCACTGGCTTGGTGCAGTAGCCAGAAGAGACAGAAACTTGTTTGCACACTGGAAATTTGGAATATTACCATCTGTTGGAGAGGGAGCCGTATGAGTCGAGAGGCTCACGTACGGTTCTGATGGGGACTCAAGGGGAGGTTCCTTGGGTCTACCTACTTTGTGGTGACATTCCAATACAAATCAGATGCAGTATGGTTCTATGAACACTTAAAACATAGAATGGGACACTTTGGATTAAGCCTTGAAGAAGAAAAGAGCAGGCTGATAGAGTTCGGACGATACGCAAAGGAAAGATGCAGTAAAAGTGGAACGAAGCCAGGTACCTTTACTTTCCTAGGTTTTACACACTACTGTTCCAAAAGCAAGAATGGTAGATTCAGAGTGAAGAGGAAAACCAGTAAGAAGAAGTTTGCGAAGAAATGCAGAGAAATAAATCAACTGATGGGACACATGAAAACATGGAAACTGAAAGAGATTACTGCTAAACTCAATCAGATACTGACTGGTTATTACCATTACTATGGAATCACAGACAATACAGAAAGAATAACAGCATTTCGATACCACGTAATGAAAAGTTTATTCTACTGTCTAAATCGGAGGAGTCAAAAGAAAAGCTACAACTGGGTAGAATTTCTGAATATGATAGATAACAGCTATCCATTGGTAAGACCCCGAATATATGTCAGTGTATATAATTGATAAATGTGAACGATTCGTTTCGCAAAGAGCCGGATGCGGGAAAGCCGCAAGTCCGGATTCTGTGAGGGGCGTACGACCGCAAGGGGTGCGTCTACTCGACCCATGAAATACCCGGGGATTTATATGAAGGATATTGATAAAAGTGCTTTGTAAGAATCAGGTAGTTTTGGTATAATTCATTGTAAATGAAAATATAACCGAATCAGGTAAGTCCTCTGCGGAGGTTGCAAAAAGCGATAAGCAGTGGGTGGGAACTTGCTTGTATCAGGAGGATTGTAAGCTCCTTCTGATAAACTGCGAATATCCGATTGACAGGCAGTTAAAATCAGGATTCATGAGATGGGGAGAGATAGATAGTGGACATTTATCAGATTATTATTACACATAATCGAAGCTGGACGATCAGGGAAATTATTGCTTTTGCAGTGGTTTTCCTGATGGCCGTTTTTCTGGCAGCAGTATTATTAAGGCTGCATAAAATAGTGATCATTCAGGCAGTCTGTGGACTGTTGCTTCTGACGTTTCTTTCAATTGTATTTGGTTCTACTGTTTTTACGAGGACTCCGGGGATCAGGCAGTATCAGCCGGAGGTATTCTGGTCATGGAAGGAAATCCTGGGGATTGGTACATGTGGCAGACTGGGAAGTACTACGGGAGATGGTTTACTGCAGGAGAATCTGTTGAATATTCTGCTACTTTTTCCGGCAGGGATTTTATTGCCGGGGGTGACAGGCAGAAAACTGAAATGGTGGATGGGATTGCTTGTGGGAATTGCGGTATCATCTGCTATCGAGATTAGTCAGCTGCTGCTTTGCAGAGGGTTGTTTGAGTTTGACGATATTATTCATAATAGTTTGGGATGTATGCTGGGGTCTTTGTTGGGGAATAGGATGTTAAGGTTGGTACATGGAAAGTAAAGGGCAGGACCAGATGAAAAACTGACAAGTCATCTTGAATTGCGATTTCAGGAAGGTCACGTTCAAAACTTAACAGTTTTTGTGAAGCATTTTGAAAACCGTCCCTGCTATCAGCAGGGGCGGCTTTCATTTGTGCGCCTATTTATTGTTTTCGCTGACATGAAGATAGTTCATAAGCGCAACCTGAAAAATTTTGGAACAATTGACTCCGTTCACAGCAATGCCTTTTTGACGTAAAATTGTTTATAACAGTAAAAATGTTTAACAAAATCTGTTAAAATGCTATAATGCAGATATGAAAAAGATAATCTTGAGAAAATCCATAATGTATGATAAAAGGATTACTATAAACTGGTACTGTGAAAATACGACAGAAGAGGAGTAAAAAGATGTTATATATAGGAAATCACACAAGCTCATCCCGGGGCTACCTTGCAATGGGGAAGCAGATGCTGGCAAATGGCGGTAACACATTTGCATTTTTTACCAGAAATCCAAGAGGAGGGAAAGCCAAAGACATTGATCCGCAGGATGTGCAGGCATTTGGGCAGCTGGCAGAGGAGAATCATTTTGGAAAGCTGGTGGCTCATGCGCCTTACACATAGGATTACCCATGCGTGCGACCAAAAAGGAGAGACACGACTGCATGTACAGGGTTGGATATTTGGGCGACGAATATTTATAGTAGATAATGACGCCAAAAAGAGCAACGGATAATTCCGCTGCTCTTTTTACGTTCTTGGCAATTTGGGATAAAGGACCAAATCAAAATCATCTAATTTTTTGGTTTTGGACCGTCCGACGGTATGGAGCTTTGTATATTCAACCTTTTCCAGAACTTCCTTTAACATATCGTTTTTAGCAGAAGCATTGGGTAATTGCCAATAAATGTCTATTAAGTTTTCCACCTTTGGAATCAGATTCTTGCGGTTGTTCTCTCTTAATTTTTCGTTATTTATATCTGCAGAAAGTTTAGCGATATTTTTTTCGGACTCTGCGATTTTTTCAGACAGAGATTTAGAGCGAATAAGGAATGTCTCAGTATCATAGATGCCCTGTTCGAGCAAATCATGAGTTTTATCTAGCTGTTTGGTTAAGGTATTAAGTTCTTTAATTGCGGCATTATACGCCTGCTCTTTCACAATCAAAAGAGAGTGCATTTCTCTTGGCATATCATCCCATGATAATTTATATTCATTTACCCAATCTCGCAGAGCATCTATAATCCTTTTTTCTACTATATAAATATAAGATCCTTTGCATGGACAGCCATATGTGCGGCATTCCACGCCAAAATCTCTCCGGTTAGCATTAGATCTATAGCGAAGTGGGCGTCCGCAGATTCCACACACAACTACACCTGCAAGAGGGTTTTTTAATTCTTTTTCTATGACAACTGATGGATTTCCTCGACGAAGAAACAACTCTTGAGCCTGATTAAATATTTCGTCTGATATAATAGCCGGATGAAGACCTTCAACTAATATTTGTTCTTCTTCTGGCGGTATAATACGGGTCCTTTTTACAGCGCCATCAACAATAATTTTCTTGTCTTTTTTATATCCCCAACGTATTTTTCCGGTATATACTGGATTATGAAGAATCCAGTAGACGCTCCTGGGGTTCCATGTAGGATTTCCGGTAGGAGAATCTATACTTAGATTGGTTAACCGATGTGCAATAGCATGGGCTCCCAGCTTGCGATAACTTCCGTCCTCTTGGAGCTGTCCATTCACAAACCAATCGAATATCATTTTCACAATGGGAGTTTCCTTTTCGTTTGGAGAGAGAGTATATCCCTTTCCACTTTCGACATGAATACGGTCATAACCGTATGGAGCCTTACTTCCGGTATGCTTGCCCTCTTTAGCAGAAGACATTCTTCCCTGAGTCAGACGCCTGCGAATGGTTTTATACTCTCTGCGGCTCATAAAAAGACCAAATTCGAAATATTCCTCATCGTATTCGTTATTAGGATCGTAGGTTTTGAGAGGGGTTATAATCTTAGTATTTGAAAATTTAAATGCCCTGGAGACAATGCCTTGGTCAATAGTATCTCCTCTGGCAAGACGTTCTATTTCGACAACCAGAACACCATCCCACATCTCGTTTTCAACTTCTGTCAGAAGATGCTGCACAACAGGACGGGAGGAGATTGTCTCTCCGGATACAACTTCACGGTAGATTTCGGTTACGTCAAGATGCATTCTTTTGGCCAGATCCAGTAAGATCTTTTCGTGCCTGGCCAACGTTTCCATTTCTCCATTGGCTTCAGCATCAATATCAGCCCTTGATTTTCTTAAATATAAACAATATGGCATATTGCCTCACCTCGATTAGATAATAAAAATGTCAAACGAATCTGTTTGACATAAACCGTATATAGCGATATAATGTACTTAACAAGAGAACCGTTGGCCAGTGTACACCTGACCGCCGGCAGAAGTAATTACTAAAAATAGCGCCTTACTTTTCCAGAGCAGGGGCGCTATTTTTTATGCATAATATTAACAACAAGAGTTACGACTGCACAAAGCATAATTACAAAGGTAAAAAGATCTCCATATGTAACCATCAGCACCAGCCTCCTTTCACATAAGTGTCCGGCGGCTGACATAACACCCCAACGGTTCCCCGGTTAAATACACTATTCTTTTTTTATTTTTCTTCCAGCTCCTCCATCATGGCCAGAAAGAGACGTTTTCCTCTTTTAGACATCTTGCGGAACTTCAGAATAATATCTTGTTCATCTTCAGAAGCAATGGCACAACTAAACGCAGAATTTCCTATTAAATAATCTATTGAAGTATCAAGGGCTTTAGAGAGCCTGCCAGCAACATCTATCCCCGGGATAACTGTTCCTGCCATGATACCCTCAAAAGAGTCTTCGGAAATTTCTGATTTAGTAATCAGATCGGACTGGTTCAGCTGCAACTGATCCATCCGGTCTTTTATTTTAGCAGAAAGGGTAGGAGCTTCTTTCTGCTCTGTTGTAGAATATTTTTCAGTGGTCCGGCCCAGAAGATAATCTGCCGGTACGCCAAAATATTTTGCGCATCGATTAACCAGTTCAGTGGATGGTCTGGTGTAACCTCTCTCGATATTCGAGATTACCTGGCTGGAAACTCCTACAGCTTTTCCGAGTTCAGATTGTCGCAAACCTGATTCAGAACGGAGAGACTTGATTCTTTTACTAATTGTCACGAATAAAGCACCTCTTTAATAAAAAAGATTTATAAGTCTTTTGATTAGTTGATAGGCTCATATTTGTATCCGTTTTCAGTTGCTGAGATATTACCAATGGCTTCGGTAATACTTCCATCCTTATTGATTTTTCCATATGTCCCTAAGTTGGTAAAAGAACCGGCAAAGCAAATTCCTGTACCATCGTCGCATATGATAGAGAACCAGTTATAACCACTATCTTTCACTTTGGTGTTGAGAAAATTTGCATAATCCTTTTCGGAAATTTGTTTCAGAGTATCTTTCGGAATAATAATATAAGCTCTCTTACCTATAATATCTGTTCCAGTGCCATTATAAACGTCTGCTTTGAATATAGTTGCATTGGCGAGGCGTTGATCAGCCTCTGAGAGTGAGGAAGGAACAGGTGTTGGTGAAGAGAATGGTGTTGGAACTGGAGAGGGAGTTGGAATAGGTGTACTTGATGCAATCGGTTCTGAATTTGGGAAAATTATATTACCACTTTCATATATACAGTCATTACTGGTTCCGTTAGCATAATAAAAAATTCCTTCTCCATCAAGAAGTCCAGTGTCTTTATTTGTTGCGAATGAACCGGTAACGTGCGAACCATCAGTAAAGAAAAAACTACCATCTCCATTTATTTGACCGTTAGAAAAATTCCCCTCATATCGTTGCCCGTTTTCGTAATATAATGTTCCATATCCTCCGTAAAGATTATCTTTAAATTCACCAACGTATCTTTCTGTTAAGGTTAATGAGGTACCTTTTCCGGAAGCTATCTCATTATTTAATTCGCCAAAATAAGTACCAGCACTTGATGACATTAAACATTTATCTCCAGAAAGATAGTCCTTGCTATAAGTGCCAGTCTTAATATCTCCATTATCGAAAAAAGATGTACCTTTTCCTTCTAAATGTCCATCAATCCACTCGCCTATATAGATCCAAGAGACTCCATCTGTGTTCTGAGTTTTAAATTCTCCGACACCACAAGGTAAACCGTTTTTTATACTGCCTGTATACAAACCAGTTCTTTCACCAAAGAAGAAAGGCAAGGAAACCTCATGATTTTCAACATATGAGAAATCAGAGACATTATCTTTAGCATTGAGCTGGCTAATTGGCAGAACAAAAGTAGCAATAAATGAAAAAAACAAAGCCGATAATATTTTCTTTTTCATATTTTTATTTTCCTTTCTTGCTTCGGTACCACTCGAAGCTTATTATTTTGCTTGTTTATGAACCATTTTAGTAGGAAGAGCTTCTTCGCGCCTCTGCTCTTTTAACAACTTTTTCATATCGCCGATAATAATGTCTCGATTATCCTCATTTAATTCGAGAAATACATTTAAAAATTTTTGAGCAATTTCATCAAGAGGATTACCATAAGTTTGTTCTTCAAATTCTGGACCGCCTATAATATATTCATCCGAGACACCATAAAAATCAGCTATTGTATATATGTCAGAACGAAAAAGACTTGAATCGGTATAATAACCAGAAAGAATTTCTGTTTTTAACAAAGGCTTTAAATCTTCTATATTTTTACGAGAATGAGCAGCTAGTTTGGAAATTCTATTCGAAATATCACGGCATTCGATAAATTGTTTTGTAGTAGAAGTATCATTACCTAAAAGATAATCTGTTGTAACACCGAATATAGAAGCTATATTTGCCAGAGTATCATTGTTAGGACTAGATACTCCATTTTCCCAGCTACTAACTGTTTGCTTTATTACCCCCAATTTACTTCCCAATTCTGATTGAGTTAAATGGTTTTGCTTCCGCAATTCCTTAATTCTTTTTCCAAGCATAGTATAACCTCCTGACGAAATTATAGTCCAAAAAAAGTGGACATACAATATAAAAAAGAAAAGTCCAAAAATAATTGACAAAAGCATTGACAATCCATAAATAATGGATTATTATAAAAATGTCCATAAATATTGGACAGAAAGGAGAGAGATTTTGATGGCAACAACGCTGAATGTATCGCAAAGAGTAAAAGATGCCCGTTGTGATGCCAATTTAACACAGACAGAACTTGGACGAAAGATAGGAAAGTCCAAGCAATGGGTATCGGAACTTGAACGAGGAAATATTCGTTTGAGTTATGAAATGGCAGTAGTTATTTCCGAGGTATGCAATAAATCCACCGATTTTTTTTGTACCTAAAGTCCATTTTAAATAGACTTTATATTAATTATATAATGTGGAGGAAAAAAATAAATGCCTAAGTTTGCTACAAAAGCGGCCGACAATATGTTTTGTCAGGCACGATACGAGGCGGCAAAGTTCAACGAACGGTTAAGTAGCCGCGAAGGAGCTGCTGAGGAACTTGGTGTTGACCGGACAAGGCTTGCACGAATAGAACTTGGCAGTGTTACCCCTTATCCAGAGGAAGTGCTTCTGATGGCGGATATCTATAGAGCCCCTGAATTGAAAGGTAATTATTGCCGGGAAATGTGCCCGCTGGGAAAAGGAATGCCAAAGATCGAGAGTCATCAGGACATTGATAGGATTGCACTCAGGGCGCTGTGCTCATTCCGGAAGATTAACGAAGCCAAAGAACTCCTGTTAGATATTACAGCAGATGGAGTTATTACAGAGGATGAAAAGTCAGATTTGGAGAAGATCATAAACACCTTGGATGAGGTTAATGAGGTAACTCAGAACCTGAAAAACTGGATTGAAAAAACATTGAAATGAATGGAGGTGCAGGCATGGGAATCGTCAAAGATTACAAAATTGGAAATACCAGCATAAAGATAGCTGATGATTATTGCTTATCAAAAACAGATGAAGAAGTAGAAGAGATCTTGCATCGTATCGCAGTATCTGCATATAGACATTTCAATGCCAAAGCCGAAAACTATGCAGATGAAACAATGATCAACGCAGGTTGATAGAAAGAGGTGTACATTGCTTACAACGGAAGATGTGAAGAAATATCACGCAACAGTTGAACGGATTTTAAATGCGTTAGATAACAGCCCGGTGCCAATCAGTTGGCGTAAAATGGACAGATGCGCATTACAGAGCGTTATCGCCAAAGAATTGATCTTAATTGATAAGGAGGCAAGATAATGGATGTACGCAAAGTACAAGATATGCGAAAGAATGTGGAACATCAGTACATTACAGAAGATTCCAAAACACGGATATATCTGTCCGTGGTGCGAGAATTTAATGAGAAGGAGTATGAAAAATATTCCCAAAAAAAGAAAAGAGCGAAAATGAAAAAGAGAATTCGCTTTTTGAAAAGGTTGATGGTTTACATCATTCCTACAGCAATCAGCCTTATCTTTTTCGGATATCTGAGTGATATGCTTTGCGCAATAAGGGGAAGCGCAGAGCTCGGATCTGAATGGATAGCAATCCCGATCATGTGGGTGTGGATACATGCGCTGGTCAGATTTGCTGTAGGAGATGATGCATATTAAAAGCCCCAGATGCTTAAAGGAGATATGAAGTGTAGACGGCACTCATAAGTCCGCATCGGAGGCTTAGGTCAGAACTTTAAAACTTTGGTTTTGGAGCCCTTGTTTTTAAAGAACACCGTCATTTTATCACAAATTTAGGAGGTAATCAAGTACATGCAGGAAATTTCAGGAAGCTTATCAGAGGTTATAAGAGCATACAGTGATCATAATTTGCTTGTCCCTGCGGCAACAGATGTGCAACTGAATCCTTTCTATAAATATCATGTAGAGGAAGTTGCAGTTGATCTGAGCGAAAATAGTGGCGACATTTTTAAAGTTGGTTCTGTTAAAACTGGAAAAACAGATAGCAAAGGAAATGATATCTGGCAGGATACATATTCATTATCCAAACCACTTCTTAACAAATTGGCTATGGCAGCTGGTATTCAGTTTAATCCACATCAGACATACGGTAGACGAATTGATAATATCACATATCGAGCTCAGGCACAGGGAGCAATGAGAAAAGCGGATGGGACTTACAGATCGGAAGTCGACCAGAAAGAAATCTGTCTTGAGGATGAAGAAGATAAGTATCGTACAGAATTTTCTGATAAGGCGGTTAAGGGGATTACAGACAAGAAAGCGGCAAATGCAGCGGCAGAAATATTTAAAGGAAGCTGGGTTGATACGAAAGATAAATGGGGAAAGAAAGTTAAAGCTTATGTTATCGACGAAGCAGATAGAGAACGATATGTTGAACGTTCGGTAAAAGTAAATATGGCTTTATTAAAGAAGACATGGGCCGAAAAAGCAATGACAGGAGCAAAACTCAGAGTCATCAGAGCATTGCTTGGGACAAAAGGCTCTTACACAAAGGATGAATTAAAAAAGAATTTCGCGATTCCAACAGTAATATTCTCTCCGGATTATTCAGATCCACAGGTCCGGCAGGCAATGCTGATGCAGGGTATGAATTCTGTAAACAATATGTTCGGAATGCCTCAGATTGAGGTTAAGAATGTAGATTTTGCCACAGATAGCAATATTATCGATGAAGGTGACTTGGACAATCCGGCGTTTACTTCGGAACTTCCGGATGAAGATATGGGCGAAATTCAACAGGAAGCATTTGCCCAGCCCGAACAGGAAGAGCCGAATGAACCGGATCCGCAACCAGAGGAAGACAGAACTGCAGATTTTCAGTGCTCCAGATGCGGTACGATCATAAATGAAAAGGTTTATGAGTATTCAATCAATAAATTTGGTGAACCATTGTGTATCAAATGCCAGAGAGGAGGCGGACGCAGATGAAAATTATTAAAATTTCCACAGAACTTGAAATGACAATACACGATTTTCCGGAAGGAACCATGAGAGAACAAAGCAAAGCTCTCTACGAACTGATTGGTAATGGATGCGATATTGTTGAACATGTAATGCCGAAGAGACTTTATACAATGTTAAAAATGTCGCCTACACCAACAAGGACGCCTGGTGAATGTGTATGCATGTTGATCGACGAAGAGGGAAGGCTGAAGCCGAATAGAGCAAACCTGATTGGAAGCTATCTTTACGAATATGACAAGCATGGATGCCCTATTCTTGGAAACATCCTGTTTATCGGAGAAAAGATGGGGAATAGTGGCATTGATTTCTGTGGGATTAGTGAAGAGAACTTCGATTGTTTGAAAAAGGGGCTCGTAAATATGTTTCCTGTAATAAAAGTGACGGAGGTAAAAGAATGAAGATTTTACATACAGCTGACTGGCATATTGGCCAGTTTAAAGGTCCTGTAGTGGACGGGGTAAATCTCCGTTCACAGGATACAGTAAATTGTCTTAATTATATGATTAAGGTTGCAGAAGAAGAGAAACCAGACATTGTTTGCGTTTCTGGTGATGTTTTCCATCAGGAGCAGATAGGTCCGGTAAGATATTCGGACGAAATGATTGTTGCAACAGACACGATCACAAAATTGGCAGGTGTTGCGAAAGCAGTAATCGTAATGAGAGGAACGCCGAATCATGATGGAGGTGGACAATTCAGAGTTTTGAGCAAGATGTTTGCAAATACCGGAAATGTACATATAGTAACATCGCCAACTGTACTCCGTACGCCATATGCTGATATAGCCTGCATTCCGGGATTTGATAAGCAGGAGTTCAGATCAAGATTCCCTGGTCTGTCTGCAGATGAAGAAAATGAAGCATGGACAAGCTATATATCCAGTATGGTAATGGGACTTCGAGCTGAATGCCATAATACACCTATACTGATGGCGCATTATACCGTACCTGGTTGCAACATGGAATCCGGCCAGACTTCATTCTTTACAAATTTTGAACCGGTTATTCCGAGAGAAGCATTGGAAGCTGCTGGGTATGAAGCAGTGCTCCTGGGACACATTCACCGCCCGCAGATACTTAATGGTCTGCATAATGTATTTTACTCCGGGGCTATTAATGCTATGAATTTCAATGATGAAGGACAGGAGAGAGGTTTCTGGATTCACGAGTTCAGTGATACAGGAAAGCTGACAAAAGGACATAATTGCATCACACCATACAGACGGTTCTATACGATCACATGGGATACAGAAGAAGTGGAAGCTTATATCCGAGAGGGAGTGATGTATCTTCATAGATTGGGATTTCCGGAAGATGTGACAGATAAGATTGTTCGAGTGCGGTATTCCTGTACATCCGAACAGAAGAAACAGTTAAATATTCCTGCACTGCAGAAAGACCTGTATGAACTGGGGGCCTTTTATGTGTCGGATATTGAGGCAGAAAATGCTATTGATGTTACGAACAGAGGATTACTCTCAGAGGAAAGCGACCCGACTTTAAATCTCAAGAAGTATCTGGAAGAAAAATGCTTCAAGAATCCAGATAAGATCGTAGAACTGGCAGAACCGATTATTGCGGAAGCGATGAAACAGAGTACAACTGCAGAGATACACGGAGTATTCCGACCGATTTCAATAGCTGTCCGCAATTACAGAAATTATAAAGAAGAAAGATTTGATTTTGCTGATATATCTTTCTGTACGATCAACGGTATAAATGGAGCAGGAAAGAGCAGCTTATTCATGGATGCGATTGTTGACTGCCTGTTTGAAGAAACTCGAGAGGGAGACAGCAAGGCGTGGATCCGCGGTACAGAAGATGCAAGAAGCGGTTCTATAGAATTTGTATTTGACATTGGAGATAAGAGATTCAGGGTCGTACGTACCAGAACTAAGTCAGGAAAACCGACGTTGAACCTATCTCAGTATGAAGAAAATGAATGGCGAAACATTTCAAAGGAGCGAATTGCTGATACTCAGGCAGAGATAGAGAAGCTTCTCGGTATGGACAGCATGACATTCCGAAGTTGCGCTTTAATCATGCAGGATCAGTACGGATTATTCTTGCAGGCTAAAAAGGACGAACGTATGACAATACTTGCGAAACTGCTTGGTCTTGGAATCTATGGAGTTATGGAACTGGATTCAAAAAAGAAACTCTCCGAACAGAGAAAAGAGCTGGCCTCGAAAAAAGAAGCTGTCCGAATCAAAACGGATTTTATCAAATCCAAAGGAGATCCGGAATCTGAATTGCAGAAAGCAGAGGAAGATATTCATCAGCTTAATAAAGAGATTGAGGATTTAAGCGATACTCAAGGACAGTTACTGAATAAACATGCTCAGATTGCAAAAGCAGAGCAGGAGTGCCGCAAAGCTTCGGAAGAATTGGATGATTGTCATAAGAGACGCAGCTCCATTTCAGATGAAATCTCAAGTAAGACGCAGATTTTAGAAAACTGTAATGTCGCATTGGAATCAGCGAATGAGGTCAGAAAAAAAGCCGCCGAATATAAACAGTTGTCCGAACAGATTATAGAGCTGGAGAAAGACGTTCTTAATCATGACAACGCAAAAAGAAATCTTGCCGGGTATAATGCTGACATCCAGAATTGCCAGAATATCATAAACGATGCAAAGCGTCGAAATAACGACATTGCGAATCTTATTGAACAGCTTAAAGCAGAACTTCCGGATAATTTGGAAGAAAAACTGACGGAGTTGGCTCAGGTGAGGACACAATGCGAGGAATTACAGGAAAAAAGATATCTGGCTTCTATTGCGGAGCAGGAACTGCAACAGATAAGAGCAACGTATTCTCAGCGTATATCAGAAGCAGAGAACAGGCGGAAATATCGTTTGGACAGAATTTCCGAGATAAGACAGCAGGAGGAATTTATGAAGAATTCCGGTTGCCCTGATATAGATGGAGCAAGCTGCAGGTTTCTTGCAAAAGCAATCGATGATGTAAAAAGTTTACCAGAAGAAGCAGACCATCTGGAAAAATGTGAGGAAGAAATAGCAGCATTGAGGATCAAACGGGACGAAGAAATATCCAAAAAACAGGATGAAATTTGTGTTATCGGATATGATGCTGAAAGATTAGATCTTTTGACAACAAAAGCAAGTGCGCTTGTGAAATATGAAAACTTGAAAAAGGATGCCGAGAAAAAGAAACTTGAAATCGCCCGTTTAGAGACAGAAAAGAACACCAACAGTAAAACGATAGGGCAGTATGAAGAAATCCTCTTAGAGCTCAATATAAAGGCCCAGAAAGCAACTGATATTGTTGATATGTTATCTGATTCCGTTATTAAGTACGATAATGCTGTATGTAAAAGAAATTCGGTGGCACATTTTGCAGACCAGGAAAAGGAACTTCCGGTGTATGAAGAGAGAAAGCAGCATATTGATAAGAGACTTACTGAATTATATCAGGAGCGGAGCAAGGAAGATGCCAACGAACTTGTTTTATACAACAATCTTCGTGAAGCGGAAATAAAACTGGAAGAATTAAGAAAAGATATTGAAGGCAGTGAAGCTCTTGAAGAAGTTGAGAGAAGATTAAAATTTGCAAAAGAAACTCTGGAAAAAGCGCAGATTCAAAAAGGCGTACTGACACAGAGAGTTGAAGATGTTGAGGCGATGCGTTCTGAAATAGCTCTTTTGAATAAAGGTATTGCTGTTGCAGCTGAGAAAGCTGATTGCTACGAGGCTTTGAAACAGGCATTTTCACAGGATGGCGTTCCGCATCAGATCATCCGAAATATTATTCCTCACATTACTGATACTGCAAACAATATCCTTGGATCTATGACAGGCGGAACTATGGGAGTGGAATTTGTGATGGAACGTACCGTCAAAGGTAAAGACGGTGACAGAGCTACACTGGACGTACTGATCAATGAGTACGGAAAGACAACTCTCCCATATGCTTCGAAATCCGGAGGGGAAAAGGTAAAGGCTTCACTTGCTATTATCCTTGCATTGTCTGAGATTAAAGCAACGTCCGCAGGTATTCAGCTCGGAATGCTGTTTATAGACGAACCTCCATTTCTCGACGATGATGGAACTCAGGCCTATGTAGATGCTCTGGAAACAATCAGACAGAGGTATCCAGATGTGAAAATTATGGCAATAACCCATGATGATGCTATGAAAGCTCGATTCAATCAGTCTGTAACCGTAATTAAAACAGAAGACGGCTCTAAGGTCATTTACTAAGGAGGCGTCTATGGGAAAAAGATACTATTGGCTTAAGCTGCCGGATGATTTCTTCCGGCAGAAGCCGATCAAAAAACTCCGCAGAATTGCCGGAGGCGATACATACACAATTATCTATCTCAAGATGTTGCTGGTATCTCTGAAAAATGAGGGAAAACTCTTCTTTGATGGAGTAGAAGAGAATTTTACAGAAGAGATTGCACTTGAACTTGACGAAGAAGAGGAAAACGTAAAAGTCACAGTCCAGTTTCTTATGGCTCAGGGACTCCTGCAACTGATAGACGAAAGCGAATATGAGCTTACAGAGTGTTCCAGAATGGTGGGATCTGAAAGCGCAAGTGCTGAAAGAATGAGACGTCTTAGAGATAAAAAAACGTCACAATGTGACATTGGTGTGACGCAACAGTTACACCTCAGTGACGTAGAGAAAGAGATAGAGATAGAGAAAGATAAAGAGATAGAGAATAAATACATTTGCCCGGAGGTGAACTCCGGACAGCCGCAACCGAAGGTGGAGATAGAGCCAGTTACGGAGAGCAGGACGAAGGTGGAGATAGAGCCATCCTGTTCAAAGGCTGAGTTGAAGGTAGAGACAGAGCCGGCTCAGGCGGATGTATTTATTAAATTGCCGTTGATCAATGGGGATGATTACCTGGTGACAAAAGAATATGTCAAAGAGCTTAAAGAATTATATCCGGCAGTTGATGTTGAACAGGCATTGCGTAATATGCGTGGATGGCTTGATTCTAACCCCAGAAACAAAAAGACTCCGAGGGGAATCAAACGATTTATTACAGGTTGGATATCCAGAGAGCAGGACAAAGCACCTCGCGTGCCGGATAAGCCAAAGCCTGTTTCTCAAAACCGCTTTAATAATTTTCACCAGAGAGATTATGACTTTGCAGAGTATGAAAGGCAGTTGTTGAAACGTGAATGAAGAAAAGATTACAGGGACCGAAAAAGAGTTTTTGGATGTGTTCAGGCAGCTCTGCATCAGCAGGAGTTCGTGGCAGGTGTGGGCGGATCTTATGGCGGCAATGGCATGTACACTTGCAAATGCAGTAGATAAGTCATTGCCGAGACATACGGCAAGGGAAAAAGAGTATGCAGAGTGCATCAAACGCCTTGGAGGAGTGGAGAAGCCAGCCAAGTGCTTTGCGATTGTAGTTGAAGCACTGGAACGCAATCCAGATCAGGACTTTCTTGGAAAGCTGTACATGAGCCTTGAGTTAGGAAATCACTGGAAAGGGCAGTTTTTTACACCATACAATGTCTGCGAATGTATGGCTGGCATAACAATCAATGACAATATACAGACATTGGAAAAACAGGAATGGATATCTGTCAATGATCCGGCATGTGGAGCAGGAGCGACTCTTGTAGCAACGGCAAACATATTCCGCAGAAAAAAGATAAATTACCAGACACGGGTTTTGTTCACCGCCAATGACATAGACAGAGTAGTTGCTCAGATGTGTTACATACAGCTTTCACTTCTTGGGTGTGCAGGCTGGGTGGCTGTTGCAAATACGATATCCAATCCGGTATGCGGAGATCCGCTGATGCCTGACGAAAAACCTGGACAGGAATTTTGGTACACACCGTTTTACTTTCGGGAAGAATGGTGTAGGAGACGACAGCTCAAGATATTTAGAGAACAGTTTGGCGCATTGGTCGTGCCATTGAGAAAAATAGAAGCTGAAAGGACAACATTTTATTTTGATTTCGAGAAAGGAGAATACAAATGTCAGAACAGTTAAAACAGGAAGTGGACACTGCTGAAATCGACCGTTTAGAGACGGAAACGGACGTGGACAGTAAAACGATAGGGCAGGACGAAACAGAACTGCTAGAGAGCAAATTAGAGGACGAGAGCGGCAATGAAGTGAAAGCAGAGGATACTGTGTATTTGGGGAAAGCTTCACTTGCTGAGATTCTTACAGGAATGGCGGATCCAACAGAAGAGGAAATTAGAGCTGCAGAAATTGAGAATGCAAAGCCGGTAAAGCAGAAGGCTAAAGAAAAACTGGAAGCTGAAAAGAAAAAAGCAACCCAGAAGAATTTTGCTGAGCCGATCATTGCTTATCTGTTGAAAAGATGCGAAGAGGATCAGGGACTTGCTGAGGACGTAATGCAGGAGGGCAAGACCTGGAACAAGTGCTTTAACTATATTGTCGAACAGGCCAGAAAGCAGTCGAATGGCAGATCCACTGCAGTTGAAGACCAGGTTGTATATGAATGGGCAGAGGATTATTACCACAAATATGAAAAACCGGAAACCGCCAAAAAGGAAAAAGACAAAAAGCCTGCGACAACAAAAAAGACAGAAGCACCAGCTAAAAAAGTTACAGAAATCAAGAAAGACATTCAGGAAACAAAGAATGATTCCAAGGTTTCTGAAAAGCCAGAGAAAAAAGATGCTGCTTCCAAGCAGCGGAAAACTGAAAAAACAAGTACAAAAAGCAGCGGCCTGAACGGTCAGATATCACTGTTCGATCTTCTGTAGGAGGATGTCACATGGAAAAGAGAAAATTAGCACAGATTCCAAGAGAAGAAGCCACAGACGAAATGGTCAGGTTTGCTGAAAGAGCTGCGGGCACGCATATTGTTACAACCAGAGATATAGAAAAAGACCTTTTAATGGTGACATTCTATCCCATTGGCAAATTGAAGAAAGGAGAAAAGGGAGCTCAGTTAAGAACATTTTTCTCCAAGAATGATTACATATCACAGGATCTGACTGCCGAAAGAGTGAAATGGCTGACTGCAGCTTTTGATCGGATGGAATGTATTCACCTGTATGAATATCACTGGGATAGAGATAAGGGGAACAGATATACCCCGAACATGTTTTTCTGGACGGATGCAGACATTGATCGTATGCGTGGATTTTTCAAAGAATGGAGTACAGAAAAAGATGTTAAAGACTGGACAGCTGTGACACGTTTTCAGGACGTGGTCAAACAGCGGCGACTGGATGAAAAACATGCCAAGGAGACAAATCCTATTGACACAGTCATGGGAACAGTCAAGGAAATTCCGGAAGACTTCAAGAAATGGGTATCGGAAAAAGCGATGTCATTCAGCAGATATCTGGTTTACTCAACAAGATCAAAGAATGAGGCTCTGGTGCATTGCACTCATTGTAATGGGGAGACACTGGTAGACAGAACGAAAATTCGGTTAAGAAATAACGAGAAGGGGATATGCCCCCTTTGTGGAAGCCAGGTCACTATCAAGGCCAGGGGACGGATGCCGGCACATATATGGGACAAAAGGATAGTTTCATTCATTGAACCAAGAGAAGAGGGGTTTCTGTGGCGATATTTCTCGGTCCATAGAGAGGTGAAACAGGATGGAAAAACGAATGACAGTCTGCTTGAAATCGTAAGGACGTTTTACAAATTTGCACCGAACGGAACGCCATGCACCAGCAGTTATGAATACAGAGAGTATAAACAGACTGGTATTGTGCGGTGGTGTACAGATGAAGGGTACAGAGAAAGGTCATACTGTGCCTTATATCCGGGAAACCTGCCGGAAGCATGGAAAGATACTCCAATGAAATATTCAGCACTGGAGATTTTGTCAGAGAATAGACCGAGCGAACAGATACATTATGCCAATGCTATTTACAGATATCAGGAGTTTCCACAGCTTGAATGGTTTATAAAAATGGGTCTGTATAAACTGGCCGCGCATCTGATCAATAAGATTCATGACGGGGCATTTGAATATAATAGCCGGAATGGAATCAGGGGACTCAGAAAAAACGGAAAAACAATATTTGAAATACTCGGGCTCACGAAGGAGAACACACGAATTCTGCAGTCTATTGATGGGAACATTGATGAATTGAGGCTATTGCAGGAAGCGCAAAGCTCCGGATACAACCTGAAAGCGGAAGAATTGGAACGGTTCTATAAACTTTTTGGATGCAATACAACGCTGATACGGAAAGAAAACAGACATTCAACGATTCATAAGATCTGCAGATATATCGAGCGCGAAGGTTCCGATTATCGAGTAGGAGAGCGTGGAGGGTGTTGGAGATATTCTTATATGCAGTACAAAGAAAGACCGGATATCAGGGAAGAACGTTTGCAGAATTGTGCCAAGGACTGGTTGGATTATCTGGCTTGGTGTAAAGAACTGAAATATGACCTCACCAATATGTTCTTCTATTTCCCGAAGAATTTCAAAAAAGTTCATGACAGGATAGCTGCGGAATATCAGGCAGTACAAGATAAAAAGGCCGCAGAAAAGAAACGTCGGGAAGAAGAACGGATAAAGCGAGAGGCTGAGGTCATGAAAAAACTTCTGGAGGAAATGCTCAAAGAGAATGCCGGCATAGATAACGCTTTCCTGATAAAAGGAAAAGGATTGATATTGAGAGTGCCAAGAGATGCACAGGAAATCAAGAATGAAGGAGCTGCCCTTCACCATTGTGTTGGAACTTACGTTGATCGAGTGGCCAAAGGGCAGACACACATCTTCTTTGTGCGCAGAGTGGAAGAACCTGATACACCATATTTCACAATGGAATATAACAAAGGTCGAGTGATCCAGTGCAGGGGCAGTCACAACTGCGAGATGCCGTCATCAGTAAAAACTTTTGTAGCTGCATTCGAGAAACTGATGAAAGAACGAGAAGAAAAGATAGAAAGGAAGTGCGGGTAATGGCTAAGCAGATCATAAGGAGCATTCGTAAAGGCTCGGTACAGTGGAATGAAGAAGACAGACTGCAGATGGTTTCAATGCTGGCGAAAGCAGGATATGCGGTTCAGATCGTAAGAAAAGAGATTCCAAGCAGTGAAACTAGAAAGACAACGCAGTATGAATATGTGATCGAATATGGAGAGAGGGTGGAGTAATGATCGCTATGAAACCTGTATCAAAAACAGGAATTGTTATTCGATACAATTTCGTGAAGTTGGAACATGAATACCATTATTGCCCGGTTTGCGGTGGTGCGTTGAATGCTGGACCAGATTACTACCCTGATTTTTGTGAGAAGTGCGGACAGGCACTTGATTTTTCCGGAACAGAATGGAAAGAAGATAGACAGATCGGGTTCGTAGAGCCAGAAGCCGTGTAAGAAAGGAGATAGAATGACTAAGAAAAGTTGTAGAAGAACAATGGATGAAAATAAAATCCACGAGAAAGCAGTAAAAATGAGAAAAAAGACAGATGAACAGCTGGTTCATTATGTGGAAGACAGAGTGGAGAAAGCCAGAAGTGAAGGATTCAACGAAGGCAAGGCTTTAGCTAAAAATACAGCAAAGGAGTTTATTGTATTGCTTCAGCAGAATAAGATTCCGGGAATCGGAGCAGTAACGATCAATAAACTGGTGAAAGTGGCAGGTGAGCATGGATACTTATAATCGTTCAATCAGAGGGCTTAAAAGCAGATCAAACGGCGAATATTTTGAAAGAATGATTATTGCAGCTTCCCGGTTCTATGAGGACCGGGGGATAGCTGTTATAGATAAAACCCCTGAAGCTTTTAAAGTGATCAAGCCGTATAACAGAGACAGAGGCCAGTTCATATGTTGTTTTACACAACAGGCTCAACCGGATTTTAAAGGTGCCCTGATGGACTCTACAATGGTTCTGTTTGATGCGAAACATACAGATAAAGGCCAGATCAGTCGGAATGTTGTGACAGAAGAGCAGGAGGAATGCTTTGAACGTTACATGAAGATGGGGGCCATGTGCTTCTTGGTAATATCCCTCGAATTCGAGGAGTTTTACAGAGTTCCATGGATCGTATTCAGAGACATGAAAAAAATCTACGGACATAAGTATATGAATCGTGAGGAACTGGCGCCTTATAGAGTTAAATATAACAACGGAGTTGTGAAATATCTGGACGGGATAACACTCCGGGAAAGGAACGAAGATGAAAGTACAGAAGTATGAGATTTCCAGAACTATTGATAAATTGAAAAGCATTGTGCAGAAGAACGACCAGTTTCCAGCATTAGGAGGCGTTCTGGTAAAAGACGGGTATTTAACCGCATCAAATACAGAAATGACCATGCAGCTCAAATTAGAGGCCTCTAAAGGCAGTTATTTCATCATTCCTATGAAAGCCTTTGATGTAATTAAAAATCTTCCGGACGGAGAAGTAGATATTGATACAGAGGGCGAAAACATTGTCGTGATCAAGACAAAGGCAATAAAAAATAAATATCAGAGTTATCCCCCGGAAGATTTCAGCTTTGATATTACGGAAAATCCGGATGCTTCGGGAGTTGTAATCAATGGCAAAAGTTTGATGGAGGCAATCGGCCATGTTATTTATGCAGCTGCAGACAGTAGCTCCTCAACACAAATGATGGGAGTGTATTTTGAAGGCGGAGAGAACAAGATTAAGCTGGTAGCACTTGACGGACATGTCGTAGCAGTTGATTCGATACCGACTGACGGTACCGCAGATATGAAGCTGATAGTGCCTAAAACAGTGGCAAAGAAGCTTGTGTCAATGGGAATTATTGATGATGTTGCTGTTACATATACAAAAAATAGAGCGGTATTCAAATCAAAAGAATATACCATTTACACGAGGTTAATAGAGGGTAAGTATTTTGATTACAATAGATTTTTCATGGCGGGAAAGATGAAAACTTATGTTTCCAGACTGGAATTAGTTGCGGCAATGACCAGAGCAAAGATGTGTACGGAAGAAAAGAAACCTGCAGTCTTCGAAATGAACGAAGATCAGTTAAATATTCGCATTGCCGACAGACTTACGGATTATCAGGAAGAGATGAAGCTTCAGGATCCGCTTCCTGAACCATTGAAAATTGGCTTCGATTCGAAGCTGGTTCTTGAAACACTGAAAGCATTCACTTGTGAAAATATAGCTATGAATTTTTCAGGGCCTAAGATGCCGGCAGTTGTTGAAGCGGAAGACAGTGACATGAAAGCTATCGTGCTTCCAGTAATGATAAGAGAGGAATAAAAACTATGATTGAGATCTTGGATATGAAAGATGTAAAAGATGCAACACCAGAAGAACTGGAAGAGCTTCGTCGGAAAGGATTCCTTCCGAAAGCCAGATCCAAAAGAATTTCTGGGAAACCACTTACTCCATATGAAAGAACCAGAGCACAGGTGGCTGCTACCGGGAATAGATGGGCAATGGAGAACTTCTACGCCACACACAGCTGAAAGGTGATGCATTATGGCGAATTTATATAATTTGTGCAGAAAGGACGGGACAGTGATGGAATACTCCATCACTGCATCCGACATAGCAAAGCGAATTGGATGCGATCGACAGGATATCTATTCTTCGGCAAGCTATGGGCTCCTGATCAAGAAAGAGTATTATGTAGAAATTACAGACCGTCCGTTGAGCTGGAAGAAAGATATTGATCTGCTGACAGAATATGATAATGTTCGGAAAAAGTTTCTTAGGAGGTGCGGAAAGTGAAAATATATAAAGCAGTGCATGAGAGAGAAAACAAGTGCAAGGAACTTCACAAGGAGATGAATCTGAATGTGGGGCCGACTCGTTTGGTTCAACCGGATTTCTATTTACTGGTTGATGTTGATGATATCCAGAGACAGATGAATGCTTTGGAAAATGAGGTTCACCGTATAAAAAGAGCAGAAGTGAGAAGGAGATGGCGTTATGGAAGAAAAAAATATTAAGATAACAATTAATGTTGAATGCTCGGAAAAATCTAGTGTAAAAAAAGAACAGATTGCTGGATATCTGCTGAGAGCTATTGCGGGAGTAACTGCAAACAATAAATGCCTTATTACAAATTATGTATGTGAAATAAATGAGAAAAATGATGATAAGTTACAGGAGAAATATATTACAGGAAAACCTAAACTTACAAAAGACGAAAAGAGTTTCCTTGACGGACTGGATCCTTCGTGGAGTTACATGCTGAGAAATGGAAAAGGGCAACTATATCTTGCCAGAAAAGTTGAGTCTATGTACGGAAGTAACTTCAAATATTTGTATTTAGAGGGCATAACAAATGCAAAGTTTGATTTTGTTGAAGCAGAAGGCGAAAGTTGGTTTATTGACGATTTGAGAAAATTGGAGGTAAAAGATGAGGCTGATTGATGCAGATAAATTGATATTACATTTAAACGATTATGCCCTGCAAGAATCTCCAAGCGATGTAGAGTCTGCTGGGGACAGAAAAGTTTCAAGGGCAGTATATAAAGCAATAACGGATTGTATTAGAGCTGTGGACGAGCAGCCGACAGCTTTTGATTTGGACAAGGTTGTGGAGCAGTTGAAAACAAAAAAGACAAGAACTGCTGCATTACAGAAAGCATCGGAGTATTTCGAGGGTGAAACTGATGCGTTTGAAGTTGCAATCAAAATCGTGAAAGGCGGTGGAGTTGAATGAAATATCCGGAAGAAATGTATATTGATAGTCAGATATTTGCAGGTGATATGGATGGTTCGGAATCAAATCTGACAGAAAAAGTCGTAAAAATAAGGAATTCTCGTTTATGCTGCGTATGTGAAAAACAGGTACCTAAAGGCGAAAGAATGTTGAATCAAAAAGCAATAGTAGAAGGACAAGGTTGGCGCAGTTGCTATATCTGCTTACCATGTGTTGAAAATTGGTTAGAAGAATCAGGACAAGTAGAGGATGGTGGAGTTAATGAGAGAAATTCTTTTTAAGGGAAAGAAAAAAGATAACGGTGAATGGATAGAGGGATACCTGATGGATGGTGGAATGCCGGGAGAAAAGCGAATATTCATAGGGAAATTGGTAATAGGCAAATGGACCGTTATGGCGGATGAATTTGACGAAGTTGATCCGGATACAATATGCGAGTACACAGGATTAACAGATAAGAACGGCAAGAAAATCTGGGAGAATGATATTTTGATGTGTCATGGAAATTCAGAAGACCTTGTAAAAACGGTATTTGGAGAATTTGGTGTAAGAAATATTGAAACCGGGTCCATAGTAGATAAAGTTGTCGGATGGCATTATGAGATTATTCCGACAGACACAATCAGCAGATGTGAACCATTCTGCTATTCAATGCCACTGACCAAAGATTATATCGACAGGTGCGAAATGGAAGTAGTTGGAAGCATTTTTGACAATCCAGAATTAGTGCAAGGAAGCTTATGAGCCGAGATGATTATGCTTTTCACTGCGCAGGATGCCGTTGTAATCATTGTGCAAACAATGTGGAAACAGGAGATAACTGTGCAGGGGAAGCGATAAAAGCCTGCTTCGTCTGTGACGAATGTAATTGGTATGATGGGAACTTTAAAAATAGAGATATGACATGTAGGCAGTGCGAAGATTATATTGTAACAAATCAACATGCTGAGCATTTAAGAAAAAGGATAAAGGTGATAAAAAGATGAAAAAACAGTGGAATTATGTTGAAAAAGACGGAAACCCGAAAAAGGCAGGGCTGTACTGGGTGACGCTTATTTATCCAGAGAGAAAAGATGGTAAAAAGACAGGAAAATTTATGGCTGAGGTTGATACCAGATATTTCGCAGATTTGGACAAAGAGCCAGATTTAAGAGGCTTGACCATGGACGGAGAACCAGATAGCGGTTTCGCATGGACAGAAGAATGCGGAAGTATTTCAGGAGAAAGAGTGCATGCTTGGATGCCTATGGAAGATATTAGAATTGCTGAGTTGCCGGAGGGAGTTGAAAACCGAAATTTTGAATCTATGGAGGTATAAGCGTGACAAGAGCAGAAACAACCAAGTTCCTTGGACAGTTGCTTATAAGTACCCGGTTTAACGGCGCTGGGAAGCACTGGGCCAGCGAGGTAAGTATTGATCCGTGGGGAAGAGACGCGAAAAGAGTTGATTACATGCAGTTTTCACCAGCTGACCAGTGCTCTATATCCGGGATAGAAAAAGGCATATTTACATGTTATGAGGTAAAAAGCTGCAAAGAGGATGTTTATAGTGGGAACGGTCTCAACTTCCTGGGTGAGAAAAACTATATTGTAACCACTATGGAGTGTTACAAGGATATTTTACCGGACTTTCGGAGTGGGAAACTTGCTAAGCATATGCGTGATCAGTTTCCGGAATCCTCCAATTATTTTGGAGTGATGGTTGCAATACCATACTGGGCAGAAATTACAGATGAATTCGAGAATCCTACACCGATAGATGGAAACACAGAGAGGAGTTGGAAGCTGGCGGCTATTTTATCATGCAGGCAGGGACCAAGAAAGAGATCTATGTCGGAATTATTATTTTGTATGTTGCGGAGCGGTCATTAAGGAGGATGAAAAATGAAAAAATTTAAAGAAAAACGCATGGCAAGTTATGTGTTCAGAAGCAATGAACTGATTCAGGAAGGCAAAACAAAAGAAGCTGCAGAGCTAATTGGAAAAGGCTTAGGTTATTATAGTTCAAACATTATTCATGCCATTACGCCTTATGCAACCGCGGATGCAGGACTTATATCTACTGTTTTATGTCATTTAGCATCAGAAATCGAAGAAAAGAATTCTGGGGCAAAAGAAATGCGAGAATGGGCAGAAACTCATGTCGAAAAGCCGGAACTCAAAGAGATAAAGAGAATTAAGAAACCTAATTGTAAATAAGAAAAATATTCGATTGGAGTGAAAAGATGTTTGATATCGAAAAGGCAAGAGAAAAAAAGGAGAGGAGTAAAATAAATGAAGGAAGTTATATTTTACTTATGTGGAATCTTTAGCTGTATGATCGTATGGTTTTTATGGGCTGTTATAGCTTCTAAAAAGGCCAAGGAAGCTCCTTTGAAGGAGTATGCAAGGATTCATACTGATATCGAAAAAGCTATCAGAGAGAATGAAGAACAGATTGTGATAGCTAAAAAATATCAGGTGGTTGAAGATCAGGTGATTGACCAGATGATTCTTCAATGGAAGATAGAGTACCTGCAGAGCCAGAGAGCATGGCTGTTTACATTACTTGGCGGAAAGATGGAGGATTCGTATGTACAGCAAATGTCAGAAATGCGGAAGGAAACTGACGGATCCGGAAAGCATTGAGAGAGGATATGGACCAGAATGCTGGGGAAGTATCTTGCCTCATTATTCTATTGAACAGGAGGAACCGGAAGAATCTATTCCAGGCCAAATGACTATAGAAGATTTCTTGGGAGGTTTAAAAAATGGAGAAAAGGATATGTCCTGAATGTGGGAAAGAGTATAGTTCTCACCCGGCATTATCAAGAAAAGATAACAAAACAATGATATGTCCTAAATGCGGGATGATGGAAGCACTTGATGCAGTGCGAGATTTCTACGCTCCGGGAATGACAGATCAGCAATGGAAGCAATATAAAGAGGGGTACATGCTTAAATACATAAAGGAGAATTGATATGGATAAAAGTTTATATAATGCAAGCGGATGTAAGGATAGAACAGCACATGATGCGATCTGTGCAGCGGATAGAACCCGAACATTAGTGTACAGGGCAAGCAGGACAAAAAAGGATGAGGAAGCAGAACTGTTTGTGAAGATGGTAAAAAGACTTGCAAAAGGATTTGGGTTCAAACTCTGTGACAGAATCAAATTCGAGGATCCTGAGACTGGAAAGAAATATGTGTGAGGTATGGCATGGATACAGAGAAAAAAGTACAATTCGTAGCACTGACAAAAGAGGAAATTGATGCAATGATTCAGCAGGCTGCTCTTGCCGGAGCACAGGTTGCGTCTGATGCAATGATGGTAGGGCAGAGAAAAAGCGAGAAGGAGAAGATTGATCGTCGTTTGCATAACACTGATTTGCTCCTTAGAAATTACAGAACTTTAAAGGCGAGCTACGAAAATGCCGTCTACAAGTCCAAGGAAGGGGAGGTTACAGAGGTACTGGAAGACATCATGACCATGAAAGATGATAAGGTCATAGTAGAGAGCATCAAAACTTCGGCCAAAAGAACCGCTATCATGGTACAGCATATTGACAAAATGCTTGATGTATACCGTATCTATTGTAGCAAATTATCGGAAAAAGATAAGAGACGCTATAAGATTATTAAAGCCCTTTACATATCAAAGACGCCAATGACAATTGCAGAAATTTCAAAAAAATTTTCGGTCAGCAAGGTCACTGTATATGAAGATATCAAAATTGCGAAAGAGCGTTTATCTTCGCTGTTTTTCGGGATTGACGGACTGAGATTTTTTTGAAAAATAGAAAATATCGAAAAGCGTTAACTTAACATTGACTTAATAACGAAAATGGTGTATGATAATCGGGTAAAATTTTATCATGAGCCATGAGCCATCAGAGTGAAATCTGGTGGCTTTTTTAATGTAAACCTTTGGACGGGAGGGATATAAATGTAAAGGTAAAATGCTCCTTTAGAAAAATAAAGGAGATTATACATGAATGGAATAATCATACTGTTTGTTTATGCAGTAATCATGATACTGGCGACAGTGACCATGACTAAAAAAGAAAAAAATGTAGTAAATTTTTGTGTTGGAAGCCGGTCTGAGAACTGGATCCTGTCCGCACTGAGTATTGCGGCGACGTGGATCTGGGCGCCGGCTTTGTTTGTTTCAACAGAAAAAGCATATTCGGCCGGATGGATTGGGCTTTTCTGGTTCTTAGTGCCAAATGCTTTATGCTTGGTGATATTTATTCCGTTTGCAAAGAGAATCCGGAAAGAAATGCCAGAGGGAATGACGCTTTCAGGTTACATGAAAGAGAAATACAGTTCTGATGGGGTAAAAAGAGTTTATCTTTTTCAGCTGATCGGACTGTCCATGCTGTCAACAGGTGTTCAGCTTCTTGCAGGAAGCCAGATCCTGAGTGCAGTTACAGGAATTTCATTTAGAACCATGACGATCCTACTTGCCATTATTGCAATTTCGTACTCTTTGTTTTCTGGAATCAAAGCATCCATGCTGACCGATGCAATTCAAATGGTATTCATGCTTATAGCTTGTAGCCTATTTGTTATATTTGGATTGCGAAACACGGGCGCAGAGAGCATTTTACAGGGCATTAACGGCATATCTGGAGACTATGCAAAGCTATTCAGTGGAAAAGGAATGGAGATATTTCTTTCGTTTGGACTTCCGACAACTATCGGACTTATATCGGGACCATTTGGTGATCAGAGTTTCTGGCAGAGAGCCTTTGCCGTGAAGAAAGAGAAGCTGGGAAGAGCGTTTCTTCTTGGAGCGGTTCTTTTTGCGGTGGTTCCGCTGTCAATGGGAATCCTCGGACTAATGGGAGCAGGTACAGGATATCAAGCACAGGACCTTGGAACCATTAATTTCGAGCTAATCCGGCATTTCTTTCCATCATGGGCGGTACTTCCATTTCTTTTTATGATTATTTCCGGATTGCTTTCTACGGTGGATAGTAATCTATGCGCTGTTTCTTCACTGACGACAGATCTGTCAGGCGGAAAGGATATCAGAAAAACCAGAACAGCAATGGTAGTTTTACTGGCAGCAGGAATCCTGATTGCAAATATACCGGGAATAACAGTTACGCACCTGTTTCTGTTCTATGGGACATTGAGAGCATCCACACTGTTACCAACAGTACTGACACTGAAAGGAGTTCGCCTGACATCTGGAGGAATAATCGCAGGAGTGATTACTTCATTGGCAGTAGGGCTTCCTGTATTCGCCTACGGCAGCATCCTGAACAGTGGACCATATAAAACAATGGGAAGCCTCTTAACTGTCTTGTTAAGCGGTTTAGTGACCCTGATAGCAACCAGAACGGAGGCAGGACATGCTCGGTAGAAAACAGTCGATTCGAAATGAACAGCAATGGCAGGAAGCTATTGATCATATCGAAGAGACTGTATCGAAAAAAGAATTGGACCAGCTGATAAAAGTGACGGTCAAAACTATCAAAGAAAAATGTAAGGGTAAGAAAGTTGCTTACGCATGGAGCGCGGGCAAAGATTCGCTTGTGCTTGGAGAGATATGTGAAAGAGCGGGCATTGATCAGAGCGTTCTGGTGAGATGCAATCTGGAATATCCGGCATTTATCGAATGGATTGATCAGAACAAACCTTCAGGATTGGAAATTATCAATACTGGTCAGGACTTGGAATGGCTCAGAAAGCATCCAGACATGCTGTTCCCGGATAAAAGCAACAAAGCGGCACAGTGGTTCCATATCGTACAGCACAGGGGACAAGCACGATATTATAAAGAGCATCAGTTAGAAATACTCCTGCTCGGACGCAGAAAGGCAGACGGCAATTATGTTGGAAAAGATAATATCTACACTAATTCAGCCGGAATCACCAGATACAGCCCTCTTGCAGAGTGGAGGCACGAAGATATCCTTGCATACATTCACTATTATGACGTAAAGCTCCCGCCCATATATGACTGGGAGAAAGGATATTTATGCGGTACACATCCATGGCCTGCCAGACAGTACATGGAGACAGAACAGCAGGGATGGAAAGAAGTTTACGACATTGATAAGACCATAGTTGAAAATGCGGCACAGCATTTCGATGGAGCCAGAGAATTTTTAAAAGCTATCAAATAGCCGGTTGCAGCCGGAAGCCATTGCCCTTCAGAAATGGAGGACAAGCAAGATGAAAGTAACAATCAAAAAATTGAGTGTTCTGAAGCATCCTGAGAAAAATGTCAGGATTCATTCAGAACAGCAGATCAGGGAACTGAAGAGATCACTTGAAAAGTTTGGTCAGACACGAGCACTGGTCATTGATGAAAACAATATCATTCTGATTGGTAACGGTTTGTATGAAGCTATGGTGAGTCTTGGCTATCAGGAAGCAACTGTATATGTAAAAGCAGGGCTTTCTGAGAACGATAAAAAGAAACTCATGATAGCTGATAATAAGACCTATGCTCTTGGAATCGACAATCTGGAAACCCTGAATGAGTTCCTTGAGGAACTGCAGGGGGATCTGGATATCCCTGGATATGATGAAGAAATTTTACAGCAGATGGTCGCTGATGCGGATGAAGTTACCGAAAAACTCTCTGAGTATGGAACTTTAGATGATTCCGAAATCCAGAAGATTAAAGAAGCAAATGAAAAGAGAGAACAGAAAGCCGCAGTGGATACACAATCAGCTGATAATGGAGAGAGTAGCCCGGAAAAGCCGAACCCGCAGAACGAACAGCCAGCAGAAGAGCAGAATGCCACTGAAACCGAACCAGAGATCACAGAGACCAGAAGGTTTGTTGTCTGCCCTAAATGCGGTGAGAGAATATGGCTGTAAAACGCTGCGAATCAAACATTGATGTTGTGAAGGCTGCGGAAATCCGAATAAAAAATGTATTTGGAAATGGTCTGCCAGTGTTCTTTTCTTTCAGTGGGGGAAAGGACAGCTTGTGCTTGGCACAGTTAATGGTAAACCTAGCCAACCGTGGCGAGATTAACATGAAACAGCTTACCGTGCAATTCATAGATGAAGAAGCAATATTTCCTTGCATGGAAGAAATGACAAAGAAATGGCGCAGAATCTTTATGATGATGGGAGCTAAATTTGAATGGTATTGTGTAGAAGTAAAACATTACAATTGCTTTAACGAGCTGTCGAATGACGAGACATTTATTTGCTGGGATTCAACAAAGCAGGATGTGTGGGTACGACAGCCTCCTTCTTTTGCAATAAGGAGTCATAAACTGTTAAGACCGAGGATTGATGCTTATCAGGATTTCCTGCCGCGAACTACTGTATCAGGTATTACGATGGTCGGAATCCGTACAGCGGAATCCGTGCAGCGTCTTCAGAATATTGCGTCTATGACAAAAGCCGGAAACAGAATGACATCCAAGAAGCAGGTATTTCCAATCTACGACTGGACTGATAATGATGTATGGCTTTTCTTACTGAGGAACTATGTAGATATCCCGGAGATATATCTGTTTCTCTGGCAGTCAGGATCCAGTAAACGTCAGATGCGGGTATCGCAGTTTTTTTCTGTTGATACAGCCAGAAGCCTTGTGAAGATGAATGAGTATTATCCAGATCTTATGGAGAGGGTCATTCGGAGAGAGCCGAACGCATATCTGGCCGCCCTGTACTGGGATAGCGAGATGTTTGGCAGAAGTTCCAGAAAGCGGAAAGAATCTGAACAGGGACAGGAGCAGAAAGATTACAAACAGGAATTGATAAATCTGTTTGATCATATGGAAATTTTTGATACTCCGCATAAACGGCATGTAGCAGAGAGATACCGTAATTTCTTTATTGCAGTATCTGCTATTGCAACACCGGAGGACTGCAAACATATTTACGAGGGTCTGATATCTGGTGATCCTAAGATGCGGACGTTCAGGGCACTGTATCAGAGAATATATGGACGGTATATCAATAACGCAAAGAAGGAGAGAAAACATGGATAGTAAGTTAACAGCGCCGCTGTCCACGTTGCGTTGGGTGGACAGAAATTTATTAAAGCCGAATGACTATAACCCGAACAAAGTTTCGAAAGAGAACTTGAAACTGCTTATTCAGTCTATTCTTACGAACGGATGGACACTTCCGATAGTAGTCCGACCGGATATGACGATCATTGATGGCTTTCATAGATGGACAGTTGCAGGAATGGAGCCTTTGCTTTCAAAACTGGATGGCAAGGTTCCTATAGTTATTGTGGAGCATAAAGAGCATTCAGAAGATATTTACGGTACCGTTACTCATAACAGGGCAAGAGGTACGCATTTGTTGGAACCTATGAAGAAAATCGTAAAAGAACTCATGGATGAAGGCAAAACTGTAGAAGAAATCGGTAAACAGCTTGGAATGAGACCGGAAGAAATCTTCCGATTGTCTGATTTTTCAAAAGAAGACTTCTTGAAGATGATGACAAAAGGGGTGACGGGCTATTCAAAAGCTGAATTTATCACAAAAATTTAACGATGTTCTATTGCACATAGAACAAAAAGCGGGGAGAGGGAGTACAACCTCTCCCTTTTGCATATGCCGAAATAAGATGATGGAAGGGAGGGGTGTCCATTGGCAAGGGCAAGAAGTCCCAACAGCATTGAAGCTGAGGAAATGTATAAGAGAGGGATGAAACTTGTTGACATTGCCAAGAAGTTGGATGTTCCTGCCAGTACAGTTCGACGCTGGAAATCAACCCAGAATTGGGATGGAGATACAAAAAAGAAAAAAAGCGAACGCTCGCCAAAGAAAAAAGCGAACGCTCGGCATAAAGGCGGACAGCTTGGAAACAAAAATGCTGTAGGAAACAAAGGCGGTCCCCTAAAGCCGGGAGATAAGATCGCAGAGAAACACGGGGCGTATTCTTCTGTCTATTGGGACGTCCTTGATGAGTCTGAAAAAGATATGATCGAAGATATCCCGATGGATGAAGAAATGCTCCTGATCGAACAGATTCAGCTCTTTGCCGTGAGGGAAAGACGAATCATGGCGGCAATCAATAAATACCGGAATATGAATGGAGAAGTATCTTTGTTCGGCTTCACCAGAACTGAAGACAAGCGAGCTTTCAAATCGGATGAAGATAAACAGCTCTATGAAGAACGCATTGAAGAAAAGGTTGCTTCTGGAGATCGTCTTCCGGGTAACACATATAACATGATGACAAATATGGAAAACAAGGATAATATGATCGCCAGACTTGAAAAAGAGCTGTCAACTGTGCAGTCGAAGAAGACCAAAGCCATTGAGGCACTTGCGAAGCTGAGACTGGAGAAGCAGAAGATTGCCGGAGAAAGCAAGGGCAATGAGGTTGTTCGTGCATGGGCTGAAGCTGTAGTGAAAGCAAGGAGGGAAGAGAAACATGATGGATGATACGGCGTTCTCTGAGTTCCTTGACGAAAGCATTCCCTTGTGGCGTGATGATCCAGTCATGTTTTTTCGGGAAGTTCTGAATTTCGAACCAGATGAATGGCAGGCACAAGCAGCTAGAGACTTGGCTGCAAACCCAAAGGTAAGCATTAAATCCGGACAGGGTGTTGGAAAGACTGGTCTTGAGGCAGCGGTGTTCCTGTGGTTCGTTACCTGTTTTCCGCACCCAAGAATCGTTGCGACAGCACCAACCAAACAGCAGTTGCACGATGTCCTCTGGTCTGAGATTTCCAAGTGGATGAGCAAGTCCGAACTGCTCTCTATACTTCTAAAATGGACAAAGACATATGTTTATATGGTTGGAGAGGAAAAGCGTTGGTTTGGTGTTGCCAGGACTGCTACAAAGCCAGAGAATATGCAAGGTTTCCATGAAGATAACATGCTTTTTATCGTTGATGAAGCTTCCGGTGTTGCGGATCCAATCATGGAGGCTATCCTTGGTACCTTATCTGGAGCAAACAATAAACTTCTTCTGTGCGGAAACCCAACGAAGACATCTGGAACCTTTTATGATTCCCATACAAGAGACAGGGCATTGTACAAATGCCATACGGTTTCTTCTATGGACAGCACCAGAACAAATAAAGAGAACATAGATTCTCTTGTTCGAAAATACGGATGGGATTCTAACGTGGTCCGTGTTCGTGTCAGGGGCGAGTTCCCGAACCAGGAGGACGACGTATTTATTCCGCTGAGCATTATTGAACAATGTAGCAGCAGGCTTTTAGAACTGGATGATACAGATGGAATGCAGTTTGTATCATTGGGGGTGGATGTGGCCCGTTTCGGAGATGATGAAACGATCATATATCGTAATTATCATGGTCATTGCAAAATAGTCCGGAACAGGCGAGGACAGAACCTGATGGCCACTGTAGGGGATATCGTACAGGAATTCAAGAAGATATACAGAGAACATCTAGCGTATGAAGGCAAGGTATATGTGCAGATTGATGATACAGGACTTGGAGGAGGCGTCACTGACCGACTAAAGGAAGTCCGGAAAGAACAAAAGCTGTACAAGATGCAAGTTATCCCGATAAATGCCGCTGAAAAGATTGAGACTGATACGGCAGCAGGTAAAGACGCAGCTGAAAGGTACAATAACCTGACTACCGCTATGTGGGCCAGTATGCGAGATCTCCTTGATAACAAACAGATTGTTATTGAAGACGATGAGCAGACAATTGGTCAGCTTTCTTCCAGAAAATACACCATGGCCAGTAATGGAAAGCTTGAGATTGAACCAAAAAAGGAAATGAAGAAAAGAGGACTTGATTCTCCTGACCGGGCAGATGCTCTTGCGTTGGCATTATATCTCGGAAAGATTAAGAAGCATACCGGTAGTGCACCAAGTGTTGGCACGATGAAGAAATTGTCAAAAGATAATTATTGGGGCTGATATAGCCAGAAAGAGAGGTGATGAAGATGAAAGAGTATGGACGGATTGGACAGAAACGCTGGGAAGGCGTGTTTAATGAAGAGTTTCTTCCTGAGCTGTCTGGAATAAGAGGCATAAAGACATATCGTGAAATGTTGGATAATGACGATACGATTGGAGCGATAATGTTTGCTATTAAGATGCTGATTCGCCAGGTTAAATGGCATGTTGAGCCGGGTGGCGATAGTGCAAAGGATCGAGAGGCAGCAGAATTTGTAGAATCGTGTATGGACGATATGCAGAATACATGGACTGACACCATCTCAGAGATTTTATCATTCCTCGCATATGGTTGGAGCTTCCATGAAATTGTCTACAAGCGCAGGATGGGAAAAACAAAAAATCGAAAAACATCAAGTAAATATTCGGATGGACTGATTGGATGGCAGAAGATTCCGCCCAGAGCGCAGGATACGTTGTACAGATGGGAATATGACGATAAAGACAACTTGATCGGAATGACTCAGCAACCTCCGCCGGATTATGGATTGCTTACCATCCCGATCAGCAAAGCAATGTTGTTCAGAACAGAGAGCATAAAAGACAATCCTGAGGGACGAAGCATTCTGAGAAACGCCTATCGGTCATGGTACTTCAAGCGCCGCATACAGGAAATCGAGGCAATTGGAATCGAAAGAGACCTTGCCGGACTTCCGGTGTTGCACGCACCAGATGGTGTAGACATATGGGACGATAAAGACCCTGAGTTGGTATCTATTAATGCAGCACTTACATCCATGGTCAAGAACATCCGCAGAAACGAATATGAAGGGCTTGTTCTTCCAGCTGGATATGAAGCTGAACTCCTGAGCACTGGTGGAACCAGACAGTTTGACACGAATGCCATTATCAACAGATATGATGCAAAGATCGCGCAGACTGTTATGGCGGATTTCATCATGCTGGGGCATGAGCAGACAGGAAGCTTTGCGCTGAGTGAAGATAAAACAGAACTGTTCGCAGTTGCTCTTGGGGCGTTCTTGGATGTCATATGTGAAACATTCAATAATCAGGGCATTCCATCCCTGATCGATATGAATGGCGCTCATTTTGATGCAATAACAGATTATCCACAGCTTGCACATGGCGATGTGGACAAGAGAGATATCACGAAGCTGTCTACATTCCTGAAAGACATGGTTGGAGTTGGAATCCTTATCCCAGATGAAGACCTTGAGGATTATGTAAGAGAAGTTGCCAACCTGCCGGAGAGAACGCTGTCAGATGATCCTAGAAATAAGGATGAACAGCGGGAAGCACAGAGAAGGTCGCCGGAAAAAGAAGGCAAAACATCAGAAGTTGAGCCTGAGGAAAATCAGGAAATCGAAGAAGCGAAGAAACGGTTAGGCAGGTGAACATATGCTGAAGATGCGGGCAAGGTCTCGAATGATTAAAAAAAGCGTAGAATCACAGAAGGTTCTTGAAGCCCTTGATAATTATCTTGAGAGTAACCTGGAAGAGCCGATGAAATGGCTTGTAAGGTTCTGGAAAGATCAGGCAGCGGTAATGTTATACAAAGACCTTAGAGAAATCGTGATAGGAGAAGCGGATCCACAGAGCCTGTTCGACCAATGGTTCTCTGATTATTCCGTTTTTCTTTCCTCGAAAATGACAGCATCATGGGAAAGTGCTTATTTTGCAGCATGGAATTCAACAGCTGAATTTGTTGCTCTGGAAGAAAAGGTTAGTTCAGAAATCTATGTGAGAGATTGGATTATAAATCGAACGGGTAATTTGATTACGAATGTCTGTAGTGATCAGGTGAATGCAGTCCGCTATTTGATTGCAGAAGCTCAATCATTAGGTATGAGCAGTGATGAAACTGCTCGATATATCCGGCCAACGGTTGGCTTGACGGAGAGGCAGGCAGCAGCGAATCTGAGGCATTATAACAGTGTGAAGACTCAGTTGAGAGCAGATCATCCACGCATGAAAGAAGAATCTATTGAGAGAAAGGCCAGAACAGCGGCTGCGAAGTATGCTGAACGACAACAGCGATATAGAGCTGAAACGATTGCCAGGACAGAAATTGCACAGGCATACAATGCGGGAGCAGATGCTTTCATCAGAGAAGCCATGCGGCATGATTTGATGCCGGAAATGAAGAAAGAATGGTCAACTGCTCTGGATGGGAGAGTGTGCAAAGAGTGCCAAGCTCTTGAGGGCGTACAGATTAGTATGGATGATAGTTTTGAGACACAGTCAGGAAGAAGGAATGTAACAGTATTATTGCCGCCATTGCATCCTCGGTGCAAATGTGCGGTCAAATATGTGGAGGCAACATATGAAATCGTTTAATGAAATCATGAAGATAAGAGATGAACCGGAATCGAAAGACATACCGGTTGAAAAAAGAAAATTTCAGATCAAGAAATCCGATGATGAAAAAATGCAGGCGTTCGGATGGGCCAATATTTCGATTACCGCAGATGGAGAAGTGCTGGAAGACCTGCAGCATGACATCATCGAACCAGAGGAACTGGAGCAGGCGGCGTACAAATTTGTTGATCTTTACCGGGAAGGTGGAGAGATGCATATAAGAGGCGGCGTTGCCAGACTGATTGAAAGTGCAGTATTTACAAAAGAAAAGATGGAAGCTATGGGTATTCCAGAGGGAACACTTCCAACGGGATGGTGGATCGGTTTTCAGGTAACAGATGCCGATGTATGGGAAAAGGTTAAAGATGGAACATACTCCATGTTTTCTATAGAGGGAGAAGCAAAGAGAGTAGAAGTGGAAGATGAAGAATCTGATCAATAGGCACCGGAAACGGTGCTTTTTTGATAAATAAAGCGAAAGGAGGGAATAACTTGGCGACAAAACTTGAAGATCTGCATATAAAGAAAGTTGATTTTGTGGACCAGGGAGCTAACCAGATGGCAAATATTAAGATAAAGAAAAGCAAGGACGGGGAAGAAATTCCGAATCCGGAGATAGGTCTTTTCAAACGATTTGTGAACTGGATTACGGGTGAATTGAGTAAGCCAGGCTCAGAAATTACGAAATCAGCAACAACATTCAATGAACAGATCAATGCTGTCAGCATGGATGCGATCAGAGATGAAATCTGGTCCACTTGCTATGCACTGCAGAACTCATTGAATTCTATCTTGTGTGATGCAGAGATGGACAGCTCTGCGAAACAGGCTGCAATGGAAACAAGCACAGAACAGTTTGCAGAAGCTATGAAAGGGTATATCCCGAACTGGGCTTCTGGCACAGCGACGAATATCAGAAAGAATCTGACTACACCAGATGAAACAGATCTTCAGATGGTTATGAAAGCACATAAGAATCTGACAGATATTATTGAAAAATCAAACGAAGATAATGAGAAAGGGGAATTGGAAGACATGCTTAAAATCAACAAGTCTAAAATGACCGCAGAAGAAAGGGCTGCTTATGAAGAGCTGATCAAGAAATATGCAGTAGAAACAGAAGAACAGACAGAAGAACCGGTTGGAAAGAGCGCACCTAAAGTGGAGGATCCGGATATTGTAGATGATTCCGAAGTTACGAAAACTCAGAAGTCAGTAACACCGCCGCCAGCAGCACCTACAACAGAGACAAGTGCAGACACCGGAGATGATATCTACAAAGGATTACATCCTGCTGTAAGAGCAAGATTAGAGGCTCTGGAAAAGAGAGCGGCAGAAGCAGAAGAAAGAGAGCTTCTTGATGTCGCAAAGAAATATGAGATTGTCGGAGAAAAGCCGGAAGAATTAGTGAAAACTCTGAAGTCTTTAAAGGATGCAGGCGGAACCGCATACAATGATATGATTAGCGTTCTGGACAGAAGCGTTGCTATGGTTGAGCAGTCTGGCGTATTTAGCGAAATTGGGAAGTCCTTCTCAGGCAATCCTGTAGCATCTATTAAGAAGTCTGCAGCAGAAAGTAAGATCGATACTATTGCAAAGGGATATATGGAAAAAGACTCTGCTCTGACATATAATGCAGCTCTTGCAAAAGCGTGGGAGGATCATCCAGAACTCTTGGATGAATATGAAGCAGAAGCGGGTTATTGAGAAAGGAGTGAAGAAAGATGGGTACAAACTTTAACGGAACAATGATCAACCAGTCTGTGACTATCGCAGAAAAGGCAGGAGCTGATATTGCAGATGTCCGCAATCTTATTCTGAAATATGATGAAGATGGAAATGTAGTGATCGCCGCAAACGGAACAGCACCCCTGCTCGGCTTATCTATTATCGAAGGTGGCTACAACGATATTTCTGGTGCTGAATCAGGAAAAGTAAAGAAAGGTGATGATCTTGAAATCCAGATCAAGGACATTGGCTATGCAATTGCGTCTGCGGAAATCAAAAAAGGACAGGAAGTCACAGCCGCCACAGGTGGAAAGGCAGCAGTAGCTAAAGCGGGAGAGTACGTGATTGGTGTTGCCCTCAATTCTGTGTCTGCCGGAGGATACAGCAGAATCCAGATTGCAAAATATCAGAAAGCAAAAGCGTAAAGGAGGAATGTAAACATGAGAAATACAACAGCGGGAATTAAGGCTGAAATCGCAAAAGGCGTGTTCAGACCTCACACAGCACTTACTAACATGGCACTGGCTTATTACCAGAATGCCAGCAATTATTTCGCAAAAGCTCTTTTTCCAACCTGCCCGGTAGGTCTTTCTTCTGACAATTACTACATTTTCAGCAGAGAAGATCTCCTGAGAGATAACTGGCAGAGAAAACCGGCATATGGCAAAGTTGACCCGACAACAATTGGCGAAAGCACTGACAACTATGTCTGCAAAGTAGATCAGATGATTATGGGTATCGACCAGATTCGCCAGACCGACCTTTCCAGACGTCAGGGCCCATCTATCATTCAGCCTAAGCAGCAGCGCACTAGAACAATTGCAGAACAGGCAAACATCCATCAGGACCGTTTATTTGCCGCAAGCTATTTCAAAGAAGGAGCATGGAAGAACGAACTTGAGGGTGTTGATAACACCACTCCAAGCACGAACCAGTTCATTAAGTTCAGCAATGCAAATTCCGACCCTATTGCATTTATCGATAAAGAGAAGACTGACATGAACCAGCAGACAGGCCGTATGCCAAATCGCCTTGGCCTCGGTATCAATGTATTTAATGCCTTGAAGGTGCACCCAGGCATTCTCGAAAGGGTTAAGTACGGTGGAAGCACTGCAAATCCGGCATCTGTAACAGAGAATGTGCTTGCACAGCTGTTTGGCGTTGAAAAGATTGTGGTGCTTAAATCTATTATGAACAGTGCAAGCATGGGCGCAGATGAAGATATGCAGTATATCGGAGATCCGAACGCATTTCTACTGGCTTATGCAACTAACACACCGAGTATCGATGAACCGTCTGCAGGTTATATCTTCACATGGGATATGCTCGGCAATGGACAGATGCTTCCGATCCTGAACTATCTTGGAGAGAATGGCACACATACTGAGTACATTGAAGGCCTTATGGCGACAGATATGAAGAAGACATCTGACGATCTTGCAAGATTTTATAAAGCTGCAGTTTAAGGAGGAACCTATGAAACTTGTTGCAAACAAGCCATGCAATCTGAATGGAAAGAAGTATTTCATCGGTGAAGAAGTCCCGGTTGAAGAAGTGGTTGATTACGCCAGTTTGGTAAAGATGGGACTGTTATCAGTGATTCATGACGCTGTTCCGGCGGATAATCTTGAAGAATGTGTTGCTATGGTGGGAGAGGTAAGCTTTACCGTTCCAATTGTCAAAGGTCACGAGACGATTGATTTGGACGTTACAGAGCCTCAGATGCAGGATGCAGTAAAAACTATGCAGATGAATGCAGATGCTGCTATAGCTCATATTAGAGGGGATGTAGAGGATAATATAACCCTTATTGTAATTAACGCACTTGATTCAAGAAAAACTGTAAAAGAAGCAGCTGAATCAAAGGCAAAAGCTCTTATTGAGCAGGAAGAAAGTACAGGTGATGCCTGATGGCAGGAACTTATACATATGAACCTGCCATGATCACATCGTATGGAAAAGACCGAATGAGGTTTGAACTTGGAGATGTGATGGTAGATGGAAGAGAGAGAACTTGTGCATTGTCAGACGAGGAATACATTGTTTTATGCGATGATGTTCAGTCTGCGAAAGATTGGAAACGGGCAAAATTAAAGTGCCTTGAAAGCATATTTCGCAGATTTTCTTTTGAACCTGATACAACGGTTGGCCCTACATCATTCAAATTTGGTGATAGGGCTAAATTGTGGCAGGAAGAGTATGAGGCGTTAAGGAAAGAGCTTCGTCTTGCTTCAGTATCTCCTTCGGCGATTCTGATGAATGCGGGAGATATGAGCAAACAGCCACCACCGTATTTTTATAACGGAATGATGAGCCATGAAGAGAGCGAGGGTGATGATATATGATAAGCCCATTTGGCCTGATGTATCTAAGGCCAGGAAGCTTATGGACGGATTTTGTGGTAAGACGAAAGAGCATTCGCAACATACTCGGACATCCTGTGTCAGATTTTGAAGCGAAAGGCGAGATATCAGGAATACTTGCTGAAGCATCTACACATGAATCTGAAAGGATGAAACACAGGTGGGATCAGGAACAACATTCTTTAACCCACACTCTTGTTATCCGGGATTCTGCAGATGTAAAGCAGGGAGACTATTTGACTACTGCGGGCAGAACCTTTCTCGTTCTTTTATCTGAGGATCCCGGAAACCTTGGAGCAACTGGCTTAATATATCTCGAAGAAAGGAATGATCTGAAATGACGCCTGCCGAAGCAGCAGAAGCAGTAAAAGTTCAAGTTCAAACAGACAAGGAACGGATAGAGCAGCAGGTGATCGCAAGATATCCAAGGGCTTCAAATGCCCTTAGAAATGCTGCATTATCTGTACTGGCAAATCCAAGCCCGTCAGCTCCGGGCAGTCCACCGGGTGTTCGGAGCGGCAATTTAAGACGAAACTGGAATATGAGTGGCGGTGCGGTATGCATTACGTCAGGCATGGGATACGCTGGTTATCTGGAACATGGTACCAGCAAGATGGCAGCTCGTCCTTTTGTAGACAAGATACAGCAGACTGCATTGCCGAATATCATGGCTATATTTGCAGAGATAGGAGGCTGACATGCTGATTAATCATATTGAACGAATAGAATTCGATATGGACGAAGTACGCAGAGGAACACTCATATATGCAAAGCACAGAACATGGAAAGAAGGAATGCCTGGCATTGTTTATCATGTTTCTGAGGAACGGATAACAGTCATGTTCCCGAATGAGAAGACAAACACCCAAAATCATTTCTTCATACCTGTTTCAGAAGTTTATAAAAATGAGTGGGAAATAAGATATTCAAGCGATGGCCTTCGTACAGTTCAGGAATACAGGGAGGCTGCGAATGAATCTTAGTGAACTGATTTTTAAACGTCTTTCTGCAGACGAAAATTTGCAGACAATGCTTGCTACATATGCCGGAGCACCTGCAATTTTTGATTCTGAGTTTCCGGCAGACCAGCAGGAAGGATGGGAAGGAGCCACGCAGTATCCGAGGATATGCTACCGTATTGATATGCAGGTCAATCAGGAACGATCATCGGCGGGAACCTTGTATGTTGCAATGTATACGGATAAAACCAGCACAATAATCGAAGATATTGAAACAGCTGTGAAGCACTGCCTTCAGGACGTACTGATGAAGCCGGCAGGAGAAGCACCGTTTTGCGTGGCATGGGCGCGTACAGAATCATATGCGATTGAGGGAAAAGAGGTGTGGTGCAAAGAAATGGCATTTGACATCCTCGAATACTCAGAGCAATTCAGCACGGATCCTGATCCGGTTCTTGCGGTAGCTGCGTATATCAAAAAGATATTTCCAGAAACAATTGTGCTTGGCATAGACAATGTTGGAGATTTTGTCGAAACCTCTAAAACGCCAGTGTTCTATTGTAGGTTGGCACATTTAGCGCATACAACAGGGCATTGCATGAATACGATTTCATGGTTTATAGGGAAAATCGCAGTACATCTGATTTATCCGGGAGCTGGCACAAGGTTAAAGACACTTGCATCTATCAATCAGAAGGTAGCCATAGATGAGGAGATAATCATGCTGGATGACTCCCCTATGACTATTCAGGGATTAGAACTGAATAATAAGTCAGATTACCTCAGAGAGGGACAGCTGACTATAACTGGTAAATATGGATGTCTCAGATGCAGTGTGAAAAAACATAATATTGCAAGAATAGGCATGGAATTCACAAATTGAAAGGAGAAGCAATGGCAGAAACAAAGAAAACAAATGCTCCGGAAGAAACAAAAGAAGTTCTTCCGGCAGAGAAAGAAACGGAATATGGGGTAGATGAGCTGATTGCCGCACGCGATCAGCTTTTTTCTTGCCCTGATTGCGCGATGGTGGCACTGAAACTGTCAAAAAAGAAAAGCATGACTGTTTCAGAAGCCGAGAAGCTTGTCGAAGAATTTATGAAGAAGGAGGTCAAATAATGGCGGAATATTTCCAGATTCCTGAAGTAGGTACAAAAGTTCGACCAGGAAGTTATTTCAACGTAGATAAGAATGGTGACGATGATTCTTTCGGGGCAATTGACGGAGTTGTTGTAGCTGTGTTTAAAGCAACGTTTGGACCAGTAGATAAAGTAACAGTCTTAGAGAGAGGAGACGATTACACAACAATCTACGGAGATGGATTAACGACTGACCTGATTCGTGAAGTTCTGTATGGTGGTGCAAAGAAAGTTATTTGCTGTCGCCTTAATGGAACGGGCGGAGCTGTGGCGAGCGTAAGTCTTACAGCTGCAACTGGAAAAGTTAAGATCACAGCAAAACATCCAGGAGAGATGCCATTTTCTGTAACTATTAGAAACCGCTTAACTGACAAAGACAGGAAAGAATGCATTATCTATACAGGAACTACTGAATTTGAAAAAGTATATTTTTCAGCAGGCGATAATGAAGCTGCAAGTCTTGTAAGTGCTTTTGCAAATTCAAAGAATTTCACGGCTAATCTTGAAGAATCTGCAAAAGGAATCATGACTAATGTGAATCAGACAGCGTTTACGGGAGGAAAGAATCCTACAGTAGCAACTGCCAATTATTCAGCTGCTTTTTCACAGGCAGAAAAATATTTCTTCAATACAATTTGTGTTGATACAGAAGATACAGCAGTACATGCGCTGTTACAGGCATTTCTGGACAGAATTTATGAAACCAGTCAGTTTGGGATTGGAGTTGTTGCAGAGAAAGATAACAAAGATTTAGACGAAAGAATGAATGCGGCAGCAGGATTTGATGGTGAGAATATAGTTTATGTTCTCAATCCAAAAGTCTTTATCAATGAGGGAACTCTGGATGGATATCAGACTGCCGGCTTGATTGCTGGACTTATTGCAGCAACTCCTGCAAATCAGGCAGTGACTCATATGGTGATTACTCGATATGTAGATCTTGCAGAACCGCTTACAAATACTCAGATTATAAAAGCGGAACTGAAGGGATGCTTGGTCCTTAGTAAGTCTACAGAAGATGAGGTATGGATTGATGCTGGAATCAATACACTGATCAATCTTCCAGATAACAAAGATAAAGGTTGGAAGAAAATCCGCCGTGTAAGAACAAGATATGAGTTATTGTACAGAGCAAATGCCCAGTCCGACGCTTTAGTTGGAAAAGTCGATCCTGATAAAAATGGAAAAGCCACTATTATTGGAAAAATTCAGGGAATTATCAATGCCATGATCAAAGAAAAAAAATTAACAGCAGGAACAGTAACTGAGAGCACGACTTATATTGCAGACGCAGATAACTGTTATTTTGACCTTGATATCATTGATAAGGATTCTGCGGAACATATTTACTCATTCTATAAGTTTAGATTCAGTACCAATGCAGAGTAAAGGAGGAAAGGTGAATGTTAAATACAAGTGCTGCAACAGACGCGAGACATAGTCGTTCAGGTAAAGATGCCATGCTTTACAATGCAGATGGGGTTCCGTTTGCGCAGGTAAGCAGTTTTCAGTCGAAAACATCTTTTAATAATACCAAATATCAGCCATTAGGACAGAACAGAGAACTGGAAACAAACAATACTATTGGAGTCACGATTACAATTTCGGAGATCGTTGTTCTGGATGGCGAATTATTCAACAATGTTGTTAGTGCGGTAAATAAAGGAGAAAGCCCGGTTATGACTTTAGATGGAGTTATTGAAGGGCGTAATGGCTCCCAGGAACGCATTACATATCGTGAATGTATCTTTAGCGGCGACCAGGATCTGCAGAATGTAAGTACAGGAGATACATTATCAAGATCTTATAATCTGCACTGCAACGGGGAAGTAGAACCCCGTTCATCACTGACAATTTGATATCTGGTCAACACAAGGGTGGCTAAAACTGGCCACCCTTATTTTTATAAACGGAGGAAAATAATACATGGCAAGAACTGCAAATATCGAAAATGAAGAACCAAGAACAACTGAAATTGATATGACAGAAGCTGAGGCAGATGAAGTATTAAAAGCTGATATGGCGGCAAATGAGGCGGGTTATCTGGCGGGTCTTTTGGATGCGGCAGAAAATGCGGAAGAAGAGACAAAGAAAATTGAGATTGTCCGTAATGGGAAGCTTTATTTTGTCTTCTCTATTCACGCATTAGCAGATGAAACCCTGTATGAAATTCGTAAGAAATATACTAAGTATGCGAAAAATAAGAGAACTGGCACAAAGGTAGCTGAAGGAGTAGACAACGCGAAACTCCGTAGTTCTATGATTTACAATGCGACAATCGCAGAAGATCAGGAAAAACTGTGGAACAACAAACAGGTTCAGGAAGCATTAAGACGGAGAGGAAAACACATTATTAATGCCCTGGATGTTATTGATGCAGTACTGCTTCCGGGAGAAAAAGAGAACGTATTAGCTGTTCTGGACGAGCTTTCAGGCTACGATACAGAAGAAACAAAGGTTGAAACAGCAAAAAACTTATAAGGTCCGGCTACAAATCAGCCCTGTTGCACTGGATTTTCCAGAGACAGGGCATAAGGCCGGATGAGGTAATGGCCTTGCCCGTAGGGGTCAGAGCCTTTCTTTTTGCCTCTACAGAGGTATGGATTGAAGAAAATATCAAGAAAAATGAAAAGAGGTGAGATGCTTGGCAGAAACGATAAGGATAGAGATTCCTGTTAATGTAGTCGATAATACCGGTTCCGGAACGTCGAGTGTGACCAGGAATCTCACTGCAATGGAAAGAGCGTTCGAGAGAGCGGATAGGGCGGCACAACGATTCCAGCGTAGATCAGGCGTAGCGGCTGAGATAGAAATAGGAGCAGACGATAGCGCCACCCCGGTTCTTTCAGCTGTTGAAAATGCTACGGAGCAGATAGACGGAGAGACGGCACAAGTTGAAGTTGCGGCAGATGATTCTGCTACGCAGACGGTCAATGCTGCTTCGGATGCTGTAGAAAATTTTGACGGTACTTCCGGAGATGCAGAAATAGGAGCAGACGATAGCGCCACCCCGGTAGTATCCGCCGCTTCTGATGCGGTGGAGAATTTTGATGGAATGAGCGGGGATGCCGAGATTGGAGCTTCTGATGAAGCTACACCAGTTATCCGGGCCGCACAGGATGCAGCAGAATCATGGGGAGGAAGCGTGTTTAATGCTACCATTGGTGTCATAGATGCGGCAACCGCTCCTATTTCTGCGCTTGCAAGTGCAGCAAAAAATCCGGTTGTGCAAGGGGCATCGTTGATCGGTGCCAGTTTCGGTGTGGCAGAATCGGTTAATTCCTTCCAGGACTTCGAAGCTATGATGTCCCAGGTGAAAGCTATTTCTGGTGCAACAGGACAGGCATTCGATAATCTGACCGCAAAAGCACAGGAGATGGGCGCAACGACCAAGTTTACGGCTACAGAATCAGCTGAGGCGTTTAATTACATGGCTATGGCAGGATGGAAGCCGCAACAGATGATAGATGGTATATCCGGTATTATGAGCCTTGCAGCAGCATCTGGAGAAGACCTTGGTACGACTTCCGATATTGTGACAGATGCGCTGACAGCTTTCGGATTACAGGCGGGTGATGCAGGGCATTTTGCTGATGTTCTTGCTCAGGCGAGCGCCAATGCAAACACAAATGTGTCAATGCTTGGAGAATCGTTTAAATATGTCGCTCCTGTTGCTGGCGCTATGAATTACAGCGTTGAAGATACATCTCTTGCGCTTGGTTTAATGGCAAATGCAAGTATTAAAGGTAGCATGGCCGGTACCGCACTTAAAACATCTTTGGCAAATATGGCGGCACCTACAGACAGCATGGCAGCAGCTATGGATAAATACGGAATCAGTCTTACGGATTCTGAGGGAAATATGAAATCCCTTCGAGGAGTAATAGATAATCTTCGAGGAAGCTTGGGTGGACTTTCTGAGACTGAGCAGACAGCAGCAGCTTCAACCATTTTCGGAAAAGAGGCCATGGCCGGCATGTTAGCAATCATCAACGCCAGTGAAGAGGATTACAACAAGCTGAGCACAGCAATTGGCAATTCAAAAGATGCGGCAGAGGGAATGGCTGATACGATGCTGGACAACCTTAAGGGTTCCTTTACATTAATGCAGAGCGCCATCGAAGGTACGGAGAATGCCTTTGGAAAACGGTTGTCTCCGTATTTAAGAGGAATTGCAGGTGGAATTACCGATATGATGCCTGAGATAACGAATGGAATCAATGCGGTTATGGATGTGGCAGATGATAAGATTGCAGGCGTAAAACGCAAGATCACTGACATGACCAGTTCTGATGAGTGGAAGAATGCGGATCTGTTTGGAAAGATAGACATAGCATGGGATTCAATAATCGCAAAGCCGTTCGGAAATTGGGTTTCTGGAGATGGCGCGCAATTAATCTCCAGTGGGCTTGGCACATTATTTTCAAGCGCAGCGGCTATTCTTCCGGGAGGTGAAAAAGCAGGACTAACATCGTGGTTAAGTGCAGGAGTTCTAGCGAAAGGAGCGGTGGCGATCGCACAAAAAGGGAAAAGTGTAGTGGAAACCCTATCCCCTATCGGAGATGCTATCAGTAATATTACAGAAGCTGCCGGAAGCGCAAACGATGTGATGGATTTCGCAAGTAATCTGGGTTCAATGATTCCTGTGGGAGCAAAAGTTGGACTTGCGGCAGCGGGAATTACAGCTGCGATTATAGGAATCAAACTTGCAATCGACAAGTATAACCAGACTCAGCTTGAGAATAGTTTGGAGGAACATTTTGGGAAGATTAAATTATCTGCAGACGAAGTCAAAGATGTGGCGGCAGGAATACTGAATCAGAAGTACCTTACCAATGTCGAACTGGCACTAAATGAAGTACAGAATGCCGACAATCTGAGAGCTGAAGCACAGAAAGCTTTAGAGTCAAATGATGTCCTTGAGTTCAAGAGCAGAGTTGGAATCACTTTGACAGCTGATGAACAGCAGGAATATACGGATAATATTAATACTTTTGTTGAAAGTAAGATATCTGAACTGGAGAGCCGTACATTTGCGGCTCATATTCACGTTCAGACATATCTTGGAGGGACAGAAGATGGACAGACATTAGCCCAGAACATAAAGGAATGGGCTAGAGCGGACAATTTGGAATTATCCGATTTATCCAACCAGCTGTCACAAAAAGTCTCAGAAGCCCTGAAAGACGGCATCATTGATGTGAATGAAGAAGAAGCTATTAGTGCATTGCAGGAGAAGATGAATAACATTACTGCCCGCTGGAAAGAAGCCGAAGCACAAGCGCAGTGGGACTGGATTAACCAGAAATACGGACATATGAGTGCTGCTGACCTGGAAAGCGGTTCGTTCACAGATTTGATGGATGAAATGCGAAGTCAGCGTGAGACCGCAATGGAAAGTGTTCAGGCGGATGTTACTCAGTGGTATTCAGAATTGAATGCCATGGAAGCTGCCGGAAGAATTACTCACGCACAGAATCAGAGTTATCAGGAGCAGACAGGGTGGTATGTAAGAGGACAGCAAGGCTCCGAATTAGCCAAGAGCCTTGAACTTGGAAGTAATACCCTGAATGATACATATGGTGAGAAGATTACTGGAAACATCCAGACGCTTACAGAAACTGCGCAGAATGCCTTGAAGAGTGCGGAAACCAGCTTACAGAGCGGAGCTTATGGTACGATTGCAAGCACCTTTGATAATATGTTTACGTCTATGGATAATGGAAAAGGCTTCCTGGGAATTGGTGCAAATGCCGATCAGAGAGCGCTAAATGAATTGTATCAGTCGATGGCTCCGGATGTTAGTCAGATGGGAAGCCTGATTGACCAGTACAGAGAAGCAGGGCAGGCAGTGCCACAAAGCCTTATGGATGGGTACAAGGAAGCAATCGAAGTTGGTGCAGCGGCAGGTGACGTTGATGCGGCTTGGCAGAATTACGCAAACCAGATTCTCGAATCTGGAAGCGAAGAAATGAAGAGCGTTTTGACGGATCCGAATAATCCGATGTACGAAAGTGTACGAGAACAGCTGCCTGATGAGCTTAGAACTGCAATTGACAGGGCTACAGCAGAAACGACGACAGATGAAATAACGCTTGAAGGGCTGAGAGCTGCTGTCGATGGAGATGTGGATATTGATAAAGATTCCTGGGTATCGGCTATGAACGAAAAACTTGGAGATCTTGCAACTACTGAAGAAGTTACGGCAGAAGGCGCAAAAATCAAGATTGAAGCTGGCGACTGTCTCTGGGATATCGGAAATGCTCTTGGCGTTGACTGGCATAAGATCGCAGAAGAAAACGGCATTGAAGAACCGTACATTATTCATCCTGGAGATGAGATTACGATTTCAATGGATACCTTGAAGGCAGAAGTGAATGGTGATGCCGCACAAGCTGCAATAAGTGACGCTATGTCTGCGTTAACAACTGAGGGAGCAGAGTTTTCTGTTACTGCCGAAGGAGTTAAGGTGGACTTATCAAACGTTGAGGTTGATTCAGAATCAGCTACAGCGCAAATTGAGGCAGCCCTTGGCATGGAATCCGGTACGCTTGCGGCGAATGACATAACTGTAACGTCTGGGGCAACGGTAACGATTCCACAGGAATTAGTAAATGTTGATACTTCCGGTATTCAGAGTGCGACAGAATCGCAGACTGAAACAGAACCGGTTGAGACAGATACAACTGCAAACGTTAATATCACTGATGCGACCACAGATGCGTCCGGAGCAAAAGAGCAAGCACAGTCAGAGGTTGAAAGTACATTCTCTGAATCTATGCCAGCAGACGGACATACAGATGTAACTCTCGATCAGACCAATAATGCAGCAGAAGTATATTCTGAAGTTGCAGGAGAAGTACAGTCTACCTTCTCTAATCCGATTCCTGCATCATGCACCGTTAATGTAACTCTTAACTGGCATATAACAAATCCATCTGCCGGAATTACAACATCTGGAAGCGGTTCATCCGTTACAGCTACTATTGCAGGTAATGCAGAGGGAAGCATCGTTACCGGACCGTTATTATCCTGGGTAGGTGAAGATGGTCCAGAAGCTATTATTCCTCTTGGCTCAAAACGTCGTGACAGGGGTATGGATCTGTGGTTACAGGCAGGACGAGCGTTGGGCGTAAAAGAATATGCAGAAGGTGGAATGGTTGGAGATGTTCCACTGTCAGGAGACTCCTCGGATTCTCCTTCCGGAAACTCTGGCAGTAATGGCGATAAAGGTCAGATTGTTGTCAATATGAACCCTGTCTTCAACATTAATGGAGAAGGTGGCAATGACACGGTCAATTCCATCAAAGAGAAGCTTAAAGAATTAATCAATGAGATGTCTGGAGAACTGGCATCAAGATTACTCGAATCATACGCAAATATGCCGACGTAGAAAGGAGAGAGGGCATGGAAATATATTTAAAAGAGGCGGCAAATAAGCAATCCTGTCTTCGCTTTCCTTCTCTCCCAGACAAGGAGATTACTGTTAAGGGAAATTCAAAATACCAGAAGTACGATCTGATAAAAAAAGGAACCTTTGCATTTCCGGCTGGTCCAGATATCAGATCATATGAATGGGATGGATACCTCTGGGGAAGAGCCAGAAAAAAGATGTCCACCATACATACGAAGTGGCTGGATCCGAAATCTGTTATAAAGAAGCTGGAAAACTGGCGAGATAAGGGAACGGTTCTGAACCTTATCATTTCTGCCGGCGGCGGCATCAATGTTGATGTGACGATTAATAGCTTTGAATATAAGAAATTTGGCGGGAAAGGAGATTACTTTTATAGCATTTCCTTTTATCGTTATCGTCCGCTTAAAATCCAGACCACAAAGGACCTTGGCATTGATAAGAAGAAAAAGAAGACGACAGCCCGAACGAACCTGAAAAAGAGTTCAACAGATAAGAAAAAACAGACATACACCATTAAAACTGGTGACTGCCTGTGGAATATCGCAAAGAAATTTTACGGATCAGGAGCAGATTGGAAAAAGATTTATGATGCAAATAAGACAGCGATAGAAAAGGCTGCGAAAAAATACGGGCATAAGGATAGCAACCAAGGGGACTGGATATTCCCTGGCACTATCCTTACGATACCGTAAAGGAGGAATCATGGTTGATCCGCTGAAATATTCTTATTATTTAGTCCTCGTGACTGAAAAAAAGAAGAAATATGACATAACAAATTTTGTCGAAGATTTGGGATGGGAAGAACTGGAAAATGAACTTGCGGCCAGATTGTCGTGCACTGTAAAGAATGATAAGACCACAAAAGGCAGGATTTCCAGTTTGTCTAAACCAGGATGTTATTTGTACTTGTATTATCGGTACAAGACTGGAACTGCACAGGAAGCTATGCGTGGCCGGATTGTAGAATGGAATCCATCTGCAAAGTCAACCATTAAAGCTGAAGGCCTATGATAACCTGTATGATTTGCAGGAGTCGGAAGACTGTGTATATTATTCTTCCGGAGCAAGAACCAAGCAGGTTATACAGGATTATTTCAAGAAATGGGGTATACCAATTGGCAAATATGCCGGGCCTGATGTGACTCATGGAGTTATCAAAGAAGATAAAAAGAAGCTTGGAACGATGGTTAAGGATATTCTGGACGAAGCAAAGAAAAAGGGTGGAGGCTATTCGGTAATCCGCTCTGTAAAGGGCAAGGCCCAGATTCTGGCGATTGGCAGCAACAAGAACATCTATCATTTTGCTGAGACAGAAAATCTAATAAGTGTTTCTCATAAGATCAGCACTTCGGGAATGGTTACACGAGTAAAGATTCTCGGAGAAGCAGACGATGATAAGCGTAGGCCAGTAGAAGCTACGGTTGATGGTCAAACAAAGTACGGCATCCGCCAGAAGATCCTTACCAGAGGCAAGGATGACAGCTTAGATGAGGCGAAGAAAGAGGCAAAAGAAGTTCTTGAGGATGATGGAAAACCCAAGCAGGAAATCAAAGTGGTTGCTGTTGATCTTCCTATTATCCGAAAGGGAGATATTATTCATTTGAAAATGTCTACCGGATCTGGATATTATTGGGTAACGGCTATTACACATGATTGCGACAAAATGGAAATGACTATGACCTTGAAGAAAACTAAACTGAAATCTTCGCCCTCGAAAAAGGATAACAAGAAAAAGGATGGAGATTACAGCATCGGAGATACAGTCAACTTCCATGGCGGTTATCATTATGTTTCTTCGGATGCAACATCAGGATACAAGGTAAGCGCCGGAAAGGCGACTATAACACACAGTAATCCGGGCAGTGCTCATCCATGGTGCTTGGAAAATGTTAACTGGGCTGAGACCCATGTATGCGGCTGGGTAGACGAAGGCTCGTTTGATTAGGAGGACATATGGCATATGACAGTAATGACGGTGTCGCACGATTAGCTGCGGTATTAGATGCAAGAATGAAGGATCACGCAGATAAGCCGCTCTGCCTTGATTTTGCAGAGATTCAGGCAGACGGCAGCCTGCTCTCGAATACATTTCCGATTCCGCATAATGATTACAGAGTTTGCAGGCAGCTGACAATTGGAAAAACAGGAGATGCATTTTGCGATGTCCGGGCAGATGAACATTCTGGAAAAGCATATCTTCCGGAATCTATGCGGCAGTTGCAGGCCGGAGACAGAGTGTTGATTGCGTGGGTGCAAGACACTGCTGTTGTGATCGACATTATAACCAGACCGGTATAGGAGGACATATTAGGAGGACATATGGCAGACAATAACTTATATCCGGTGGTGGATATACCGGAATATGAGGAAGAAAATGAAGAATATGATACAGAGTACAAGCCATCTGTGGCGTGGGACTTAGAGAAAGGAGATTTCGTTTGTGAATCTCCTTTTTGTATGCTTAAAAGCGAAGGGCTCGAAGCGTACAAGATATGGTGCGTGAAGGCCGTATCAACAGAAAGATATAGTTGCCTCGGGTACGACGATGACATCGGTGCAGAGATGGAAGATGCCATGAAGGAAGAAGATGACACAGCTGTGGAACTGGCAATTGAACGTACCATAGAAGAGGCTCTGATGGTAAATCCAAGGACTGAATCCGTAGAGGACTTTGAGTTCTCATGGGAACCATCTGTGGTTTATGTGAAATTTACAGTGTACGCAATACACTGGGAGAAATTCGATTTAGAAGTAACATTGAAAAGGAGATGAGAATTTGACAGAAGAATTTGTAACTCCAGAATTTATAGATAACAGCGATCCTGATACAATCCAGTCCCGGATGATGAATAATCTGCCAGTTGATATATCTGATATGCCGGCAGACTTTCCATATGATTTTACCATGCCGACTGCAATCGAGATCTCCAGACTGATACAGTACAACCTTACCCGAACATTGATGCTTATGTTTCCACTTTGGGCCTGGGGTGAATGGCTTGATCTGCATGGAGTATCTGCAAAGGTAACACGAAAGCAGGCAAGCAGAGCTTCCGGCCATGTGACCGTCACAGGCATCGCTGGAACGATTATCGAGGAAGGGACGGTATTTTGCACAGAAGGTACGACAGATGTCGAATCTGTTGAATTTGCGACGACTGAGGAAGCAACTATACCAGAGCAGGGAACGGTTGACATACCTGTTGCGTCTGTTTTAACGGGAGCTACCTATAATGTTACAAGAAATACTGTGACATTGCAGAAGCAGCCCAACGAGAATATCACTTCCGTAACAAATGAGAACCCTATCAGAGGTGGTACAGATGAAGAAGACGACGATACATACCGGGAGAGAATCCTTGAGAAACTGCGGTCAGCGGAGGTGAGCTTTGTTGGCTGTGATGCAGACTATGTCAGATGGGCGAAGGAAGTGTCCGGTGTGGGTTCAGCTGTCGTAGAACCGGAATGGAAAGGACCTGGAACTGTAAAAGTTGTAGTTGCGGATCCGGATGGCAGCGCGGTTGGCGAAGAAACTCTGAAAGCTGTCGAGAATTATATCGTATCTCCGAAGGACAGATTGAAGAGGCTGGCTCCGATCGGAGCTTCCGTAACTATATCCACTGTACAGGATATGACGATGAAGTACAGAGCAGTGATTGAACTTGAGAGCAATTACAGCGTTGACAATGTGAAGGAAGCATTCTTGTCGGCGTTGAAAACCTATTACAGAACTGCGAAGGACAATGAAGAAATCAGATATACAGTTGTATCGGCATTGTTGTCAAATACGGCTGGCGTAATTGATTTTTCTGGCTTAAAGATTAATTCAGGCACAGATAACATAGCTGTTGCGGCAGATTATTATCCGGTAACAACACTGAGTGACCTTGATTTTACGGAGGGATAAAGATGCATATAGATAATATTGATCTGGAACATTTTCCTACGAATGAGGTTGCTCAGAGGCTCCTGACGTATGTGACAAGAGGCTGGTACGATAAATCGTATGTTGGAAAATGGATATACGAGGTTATCGGACTGGAGTTGGAGACTGCAAGCAGGAGGATTGACGAAGCACAGAAGCAGGCGTTTCCGGAAACAGCTGCATGGGGAATGTATCTTCACGAGTTTATGTATGGAATACCTATCGACAGAACAAAAGACATTGATGATCGCCGAAAAGCAGTCGTGAATCGACGCGATAGGACGACCAGATCGTCCATTACGCCTTATAGGCTCGAGAACATTATACAGACCGTATTTGGGCTTTCTGCGAGCGTCTCGGAGCAGGTAGAGAAGTATGTGTTTGGTATCGACCTGTTGATCGGAGCAGATTATCCGATATATTCCGTCGATGTTTTGCTGGAATATATCCGAAAAATAAAACCATCCCATCTGTCAATGCAGGCTCGATATGTTATTGAAGCCGCAATATGCAGTGAGAGGGAAAGAGTTCTATTCCCAGCGTTAGACATAGGAATGCAGCATGTCTGGACAGAAAGATTTTCTGTACCATCGGTTGAAGTTAAATGTGAAATAACAGAAAAACTTCCGGTTGGAATGACCGGGAATGTTATGATCTACAAGAATCTCAATCAGTGGAATGGAGAGTACAAATGGGATGGAACGATAAAATTTGATACAGAAGTAACAACGGAGGAATTGTGATGGAAGGAAAGGTAACAGTAGTAGGAAGGACGAAAATCCTGAGAGCCAGAGCCGGAGAGATCACTCTGCCTAAGATTGTAGGATTTGCGTTTGGAAGTGGCGGCTCGAATGGTTCAACAGTTCTTAGTCCGGGAGAAACATTGAAAAATGAATTTCTTCGAAAAGCGGTAGATGGACATACGCTTAAAACCAATGAAAACAAGTGCGAATATTATTGCACATTAAATGGATCTGAAGCCAACGGAAAGAGCATAAGTGAAATCGGATTGTATGACTCTGAAGGAGACATCATCATGATTGCTAATTTTCTTCCAAAAGGTAAAGATTCGAATGTATCAATGAGATTTGAAATTGATGATGTTTTACAGTAAGGAGATGATTATATATGGCGAACGTGGTTATCCCGGAGAATCCGGAGTTCAATGAAGCTTTGAGAATCATCGAGACAGAGGATCTGGTTCATGCGAATGTAGTAAATCCTATGTTTAGGACATTACTGCTTAATACTATATATCTCGAACGACGGGTAGCAAAGATGATCGAACGGATTGACACACTTGCGATTGACAATACCTATGGAGGACCAGAGCTGTCGGCGGATGCAAATATCGTAGATGCAAGCGCGCAGTTCAGCGTTATCAGGAAAACGTCGTCGACAGCATCAGTACAGACACTGTTTCAAAAAGCAATCGATAGTCTCAGAAAAGGACTCTATAGCTTGTTGATTAGAGTGAAAGTGAACTCAAATTCAAATAACGGCGGGCTAATCGAATTAAATGTAACGTCTGGCGGAGCGATATTGGAAACCAGAACTATTACTGCAAATATGTTTGAAAGAGCAGGAGTTTATCAGACGTTTGGACTTAATGTTGAATTGAATGATACGGTTACTATTACTGCGAGATTGCTGAAAAATAGCGCAAATATAACGGTGTCCGTTGATTATGTCATGCTTCAGCCGGCTCAGACAGCAATCACGAGTTTGTAGGCGGTGGCTATATGATATCAGCAGAGAGACTTGTAGAATTGCGGGCAAAAGTAAAAAAAGAAATGGCAAGGAGAAGCTGTGTGGAGCATGGTTCAAGCGCTTCAATGAATAAATTTGCTGCAAATTATGATTATAATGTTGTTCCGGTCACTGGGGGAGACATTACAGATGAACATATACAAAAGGTTATTGATCCGCTGCTTAATGTAGCGGATTTTTTGCAGAATAACAGCCTGCAACAGAGTCATAGTGGAGCAGATGTGATCGTCGATCAGGCGGAGAAATTTGTTGATACCCTTGCAAAAATAGATAAGCAGGCAAGTGATAGTGGGTGCAGAGGACTCTGTACGGGGTTATGTGTAGGTTCTTGCACATCTGGCTGTCAGGGATGCACTGGGTGTACTGGTGGTTGCGATACCACTTGCGCAAAGAGTTGTTCAGATGGCTGTTCTACATCCTGCGGTGGTTGTTCAGATGGCTGTTTTTCTGGATGCACACATACCTGTGGTTCCGGATGTACAACCGGCGCGATGACTACATAATGAGAGGAGGTGATATCTATGGCGTGTTCAAAAGGATGTGGAACGAGTTGTGCAACGAGCTGTAAGTCCACAGCGTCTGGCAACTGCGGCGGATGCGGGACTTCTTGTTCACGAAATTGCAGTACGATATGCTCAGGTACCTGCTCTGGTACTTGTAACAAAACATGCACAAAGCAGTGCAATCATAATTGTTCGGATGAATGCACTGGATGTCAACGGACATGCGCAGATGATTGCGAGGCAGGATGCAAAACGGATTGCCTTCAGACCTGCACAGCGAATTGTTCAGACACTTGCGCAGACTGCACAGGTGGATGTGGAAACAGTTGCTTTGCGACATGCGCTGATGACTGCACAGGTGGATGCAAAGGCGGTTGCAACACGACATGCACAGCGAATTGTATGAACGACTGCAATACCTGGTGCGAAGGAGGATGTTATTCTTCATGCACATGGACTTGCGAAGGATGCAGTAATACTTGCACTGGTACCTGCTCCGGTACCTGTTCTGGTACCTGTTCTGGTACCTGTTCTGGTACTTGTCAGGGTTGTGATAATAAGTGCACAGCTTCCTGTGCTCAGTCTTGTACTGGTTGTAGCGGCTGTTCGGGTTGTGGAAATTCCTGTGGTTCCGGATGCACAGATAGCTGCATGGGAACCTGCAAAAGCAATTGTTCTGGAGGCTGCGGAACCAGCTGCGGAGGATGCTCTACATCCTGTGCATCAAGCTGTCAGAGTGATTGTGGCGGGACCTGCAGGAATCAGTGCTACGGACAGGCGACTACACCGATATATTCATTTAATTAGGAGGAAAAAATGAGAACAGTAATTATTAAAGTAGACAGCAAAGAGGCAGAGTACATCGAAAGACTGGACTACGAAAGGGGATTTACTAAAGATGTCCTGCAGAGAATCATCGAATCACATATGGAAGACCCAGATGTAATCAATAGCCCGGCATTTAAGGCTTATCAGAAACAGGGAGCGGAATTGGATGCACAGTTCAGCATGGCAGTAGCAGAGCTTGAGAAAAAATATATTCCGGAGATTCTTAAACATCACAAGACCAAATGGAATCTTGAGTACAAGACAGGAGAACTGAAAGTAGACATTCTGTGCAATTGTGAAATTGAGGGAATCAAATGAAAAGAACAGAACAATATTCCGAAAGGCTGAGCAGATTATATCCTGAGCTGCACGAACCGGTAGGGACAGAAAAGATTCTGACTCAGACCGTTACATTTCAGGTCACTGATGACTGCAATCTGGCATGCAAGTATTGTTACCAGACACATAAGGGCAAAAAGAAGATGTCGTTTGAAACAGCGAAGAAAATGGTTGATCTTTTACTGTCTGGAAATAAGGGTGTGGGCGATTACATAAATCCTCAAAAAAGCCCTGGGCTTATCATTGATTTTATTGGTGGGGAACCCCTGCTGGAGATTGAATTAATTGACCAGATCTGCAGCTACACGATTAACAGGATGATCGAATTAAACCATCCGTGGCTGACGAGAACGATGTTTTCCATATGTTCGAATGGAGTGTGCTACTTCGAACCGGAAGTACAGAGAGTTTTACAGAAATGGAATCAGCGCCTGTCTTTTTCTGTGACTGTTGACGGAAATAAAGAACTTCACGATTCCTGCCGGGTATTTCCGGATGGGCAGCCATCTTATGATCTGGCAATTTCAGCGGCGAAAGATTGGGTAAACAAAGGTGGATATATGGGTAGCAAGGTTACGATAGCTCCTGCAAATGTGATGCATGTGTACGATGCAATTACGCACATGATCAATCTTGGATATAACGAGATCAATGCAAACTGCGTCTACGAAGAAGGATGGCAGATGATCCATGCAACGGTTTTTTATGACCAGCTGAAGAAGCTTGCAGACTATATCTTGGAACACAATCTTGATATGGAGAATGATTATTACATTTCACTGTTCGAGGAAAACTTCTTTCACCCGAAGCAGCCTGACGACCTTGAAAACTGGTGCGGTGGAAATGGCGTAATGCTTGCTGTTGATCCAGATGGAATTATCTATCCATGTCTGAGATATATGGAAAGCTCTCTGGCGGGGCAGCAGGAACCATATAGTATAGGAGATGTGGATACAGGAATCTGCCAGACGGAATGCGACAGATGCCGCGTAGAATGCTTGAAGAAAATTGACAGGAGAACACAGAGCACAGACGAGTGCTTTAACTGTCCTGTCGCAGAAGGCTGTAGTTGGTGTACTGCATACAACTATCAGGTGTTCGGTACACCGGATGCAAGAGCAACTTATATTTGCGATATGCACAAAGCACGTGCGCTGGGAAATATTTATTTCTGGAATCACTATTATGAGAAAAATAATATCGACAAGCATATGGAGAATCATGTACCGGAAGAATGGGCACTTAACATTATCAGCAAACCTGAATGGGATATGCTGTGCAGTTTATAACGATTTTCGATATTAAATAACAAAAAGCGATAATATCGGAAAAATGTGGTAAAAAAGAGAGGTGTTTTAAATGATAAAACAAGAAGTTATCTTTAATGTCAAAAACCTCAAGATTTCAAAAACGGAGAATATTTTCGCAACAGAAGGCATCAAAAATGTGTTTACGGCAGTATTTCAGTTTCATTCTACGGATTGGGATGGGCTGGCAAAAACAGCTGTGTTTGAAAACGCAGAAGGAACGAAAGAGCCAAAGCTGTTAGAAGAAGACAGATGTGATATCCCGGATAGCTTTTTTAAGACTTCCGGGGTTTGCTATGTTTCTGTAATGGCAGGAAACTTCATGGTAACAAATAAAGTTGCCATTATCGTAGTCAATGCCGGCTATACTTCTGGCGATACCGTAGCGGAAGCTAAGAACTACTTTGAACAGATTCTCAGATATTTTGACGCAACAAATATGAATGTCCAGAAATACGGAAAGCTGGCTGAGAGATTCGCTGTCGGATTGGCAGAAGATCCGGAGAGCCTTATGGATAACGCAAAATATTATGCACATCAGGCAGAACAGGCGGTAATGGGAATCCCTGGACAGGTGGAAGATGCGAAGAATGATATCGATGCTTATGTAAAAGAAAAGGAAGCTGATCTGAAAGGCGAGGATGGAAATGTGTGCTTTGTCGAGTTTCGCATTGAGCCACCTTGCTTGTATATGCGGAATAATCCGGATGAAACAGACATAGAGTTCCGACTAAACGGTTCAAAATTGGAATACAAATGGAGGGAAAGAGGTTAAATGGCAAATAGATCAACGGGCAGTGGCCAGTGGACTGACATGGGGAACGTTACACCAAATCCTCGTGGAAGTTATTCTGACGCTGAAACATATAAGTATTTAGATATGGTGTCATATGGTGGCGGTTCATATCTCTGCTTGCAGGATGATACAATTGGTGTGCGCCCATCTCCTGGTGAAAGTACAGACAGATGGTTCTGTTCTTCGGTGCCAGGAGAAGCAACCCCAGATTTCAAAAACTTAGTGACAGAAACTAAAGAAGCGGCCAGGACAGCAAAAGAAAAAGCATCTGAGGCGGAGACAAGTGCAAAGGCTTCAGAAATAAGTGCACAGGCGGCTTCGAACTCAGCCGGAGCAGCAGCAGCTTCGGCCAGAGATGCGGAGAATGCAAAAGATGTTGTTGCCGGATACAAAAATGCGGCTGAAAAGGCTGCATCATCCGCTGCTACATCTGAGAAAAATGTAAATGATAAAATTGCTGGACTGGACAATACGTTTTCTGAAAAGACAACGAGTGCAATAGAAACCATAAACAAATCCGTAGATACAAAAGCGGAGGAGATAAAAAATGAAATAACTGCAACAAAAAATTCTATGGTGGATGCGTCTCAGAAAGCTATAAACGACACAATCGATGCGAGAAAAACTGAGATCAATAATACAGGTGCATCTGAAATTAAAAATGTACAGGCTGAATCAGCAACACAGACACAGGGGATTAAAAGCGTAGCAGCTGAGCAGCTGGCAGCTATTAATGCAGCTGGTGGCACTTTAGAGAGTGCAATTGAGCGCTACTATGCTATGCGCCGTACGAGAGAAATCTATACGGTAGAAGACCTTGATCCGGATGTTACACAGGCCTGCACGGTAAATCGTTTAGATGCTCTGTCTGGTCTTACCTGCACACCGTCCACAAATACGACAGCTGGAGAAGACCAAATTGGAACTCTCGAAGCATTCCGCCCGATTGAAGTGAACTGGATCCTCGATGATGATGGAAACCAGAAAATTACTGCAATTGAAGGAATGCCGGGATATAAGACGACAGGAAAAGTCAATCGTGGAATCATGAACATGGGACTTTATTACAAAAAAGAGCGAAATGCAGAAGATAATGGTTGGCTACATCATTGGTCCATGCTTCCTCGAAAAGAAGAAGGATATGTTCCGATGAAAGAATGTGTTCGTCCAGACAATACGGTGCAGGGATGGATGCTCCATCCTAAAGGAGCGGCAGTGGATATTGATGGTGTTCCATATGTAACCAACGGAAAACCAGTCAGAAACAAACCTTCGTATGCAAATTTTGCATATGCACGAAAACAGGGGCCGGCATACTGCTTTGAAACAGATGTGGATGCTGCATGGGTTCTGGCGTTGACAATGATTAAGTACGGAACAAAGGACCTGCAGGCCTATATGAGAGGATGCACATCTTACAGTTATCAGTATAATGTTGCGGTTGCTGAAGAGAATACAAAGAGAGTAATTCTCACAAAAGATCAGGCGAATGATTTTGTTGTTGGTTCATTTGTTAGTGTTGGAAATCCAGGTTCAAATACGAACTATGATCGATATTATGCTTACATGCATAATATCGTTGATAGCGTAAAAATCACGGCGATTGAAGCTGTGGATGAAACACATAGTGCATTGGTACTGGATGTTGCAGTACCTTTTACGACGGAAACAAGTTACAAGGTAAGTACAATGCATTGGGAGACAGGATCCACTGATTCCGTACAGGGTTACGATGGAAGCCCAGTATCCAATACAGATGGAAAGAATATCTGCAAGATTAATGGCATCGAGATTCTTCCGGGTGGATATTCTGTGTCCGGAAACTCTATGCATATTGTTTCAACAGATGCAGATGGCAATACAGTCGATAAGTATTATCGAACCAATAATGCTAAGTTACTGACGACCAATTTAGATACGATCATAAGTACCTATGAAGAAGTGGGTATCTTACCGGAGGCATACGATGCATGGAAGTATGTAAAAGGACAGCTTGTGGACTTTGGTAAAGGGACAATGATTCCGACTGAATGGGGAGGAGGCGATAAGGCTTGGTGGGCTGATGCTTGGTATTGCGGTGGAAAACCTGCGGCTGGAACAAGAACAGGCCGGGAGCTCCTCCGGCGCGGCGGTCTGAACGCTGGCGGCGTGAACGGCCCGTCGTGCGTGGGTGGCCTCAATGGCCTGGCGGATGCCTGGTGGGGCATCCTCGCGACCCTTTCTCCTAACGCCGTACGGGGTGAATGGCAGGCGGCAGCCTGACAGAGGGGCTGTCCCCTCCAATGGCTATAAATGATTTTAAAGTAACTATGAAATAGAATATTTTTAAGGACTTATGAGGTCCGGGAGCTCCTCCGGCGCGGCAATCTGAACAATGGCGGCATGAACGGCCCGTCGTGCGTGAATGGCAACAATGGCCTGACGAATGCCTGGTGGAACATCCTCGCGACAATTTCTGTGTATAAAAAATTTGATACTCGACCTCATAAGCCGGCTGAAGAAGCCTATACTTGGGAATACCCGAAATACGTGATAAAAGGCCATTCCTTTCTCATGAAGTAGATTGATATCTGCAGAGTGGGAAGGGGAGACTGGCAGGTGCGCTGTCAGCCGGGACTAGTAGACAACCGAAAGTCCCTGAATCACACAGAAAGGAAAATGCCTTTATGAAGAAATGCTGCAAGAATGTAAATATTTTAGCAGATGATTTTATTGAAGATTCAATTTATGAAGCACTTGACGAAAAATGGAAACGGTCAGATGTGGCAAAGTATCTGCATGGTCGCACAAGCTCAATGAGTTTGCAGGCTATGAAACGATTGCTTCGGAACACAGACGAAAGAGATCTCATGGTATCTGGTCTGGTCCATACAGTTGCAGAAAGCCTGCGCTATGAAATCCAGAACCGGTGTTTGAAAGTAGAACCTATTCAATACAGTTGGAGACAAGATGGGGTCAATGGAAAAATCCGAGAAATCGGTGTAGAAAGCGTAAAACAGCTGATTTTGGATGAAATAGCCAGTGAAGGTTTGGATGAACTCTGGAGGCGAAAGCTGGGATACCATCAGTACGCAAGCATTAAGGGAAAAGGACAGCTCGGCGGAAAGAAAGCAATAGAGCACCAGATCCGGAAGAAATACAGCATGTCTCGGTACGCTTGGAAAGGTGACGTAAAAAAGTGCTATCCATCTGTAGATACCCGCAAGCTAAAAAGAATGCTGGAACATGATGTAAAAAATGAAGTCCTGCTATATCTTGTATATTTCTTAATAGGAACCTACAAGCAGGGACTTAATATAGGATCAGGATTATCCCAGTTTCTCTGTAATTACTATCTTGCGAAAGCTTATGTGTATGTTCTTGGCTTACATAAAGTCAGGAAACACCGTGATGGAGCTACCGAAAGCAAAAGACTTGTATATTTTTGTATCATGTATATGGATGATATTTTGCTCATAGGAGCCCGGGAAGCTGATGTAAAGAGGGCGGCTCGGGCGTTGGAAAAGTATCTGTTGAAAGAGTACGGACTCACAATAAAACCGGATGCAGACCTATTCCCAATTGATTATCGCATCAAAACCGGAAATAAATATGAGAATTACAGAGAAAAGGATAAGGCAGAAAGGCGCGGTAAGCCGATTGATATGATGGGTTATGTAATTTATAGGGAACATACAGAAATCCGTAATAAGATCTTTCTACGGGCAAGGAAAGCATATTCCGTTGCATGGTACTGTATGAAAAATAAAAAGGAAATCCCGTTACATACCGCCTATAAATGTACAAGTTATTACGGTTGGTTTAAGCATACCGATTCCAAATATGTCAAAGACAAATATAATATTGATGCTGTTTGCGCAGCTGCAAAAAGGAGGATCAGCAAACATGCAAAAAGCGAAATATATGGAACGTCAGCCAGAAGTGCGCTGGCAGCCTGTCAATAATGGCATGGTAGATGTCACGCTGTGCCTGAATGAGCAGAAAGTGACAATTGAACAGGGACAGATGGAAGACTCTGCAAAGCAGATGATGTATGAATATGATTATCACCAGTTCAGGGAGTCTGCAGATAAGATCAATGAAGAAACGGTAAGAGCGTCCCCTGCGAAGTATATGTCATATGTGCCGGAAGTCGAAAAGAGCTTGGAAGAGCAATTTGAAGAATTGAAAGCATCAAACGAAATGCTTACAGGATGCGTTCTTGAGATGTCAGAACTGGTATATCAGTAATGATGAGACTGTTGAGTAACTTTATTATATTATTACAGAATGATGGAGGAAAAGAAATGATGGCAATGTTATGGGCACAGCAGATTATGCTTGGAAAGAAAACTTATGCAGAGGTACCGAGACTTCTGAAAGCAAAGGTAAAAGAAATCCTGGAAGATTCCGGAATGGGAGAATTGGCAAAGGAAGAATGACGAAACTGCAGATAATAAGTAAACAATGGTCATTGATTTATGATCTTCTGCTACTTAATAAGGGGGCGAGTGAAAGAACCCTTGATGAGATTGAACAGGATATGGATACATTGGAATTTCATTGTAGAAAGTATGTCGAAGCAGATGATGAAGAATTGATGTCATAAAAAGGGCCTGAGCAGGCTCTTTTTTTAATGGAGGTAAAACTATGTGTAGCCAAAGAAGCCCGCCGTAAGAGCAATATAGAAGTTTTAGAAATTAAATACGGAGGTATTGAAATGACGTTAAAAGAGATTTTGGAAGCTGGTGGGGGAATCCTTTTTGTTGTTCTTACATTAGTACAGGTAGCACCAATTAAGGTAAATCCTTGGACAGTATTGGGACGATCAATTGGTCGCGTACTGAACAAAGAAGTCATGGACAAAATCGAGGAGGGAAACGCTAAGAATGCACGTTACAGAATTATTCGATTTAATGATGAGGTTAAGCATGATGTAAAACATACAGAGGAACATTTTGACCAGATTATTGAAGATATTGATACTTATGAAAATTATTGTAGCGATCATCCTCACTTTCCAAATGGAAAAGCAGTTCATTCGATTTCGAATATCAGGAAGATTTATGATAAATGTAGTGACGAACATTCTTTTCTGTAAACACTGGAGGCGGCAGGTAAAATGAAAAAAAGATTAAAAAAGATAGTTACGACTGTAAAAAAAGTCGGAACATTGAACCTGGTGCTGATGTTTGTCGGCGCTTTTTTTATATGGTTCAACTGGCAGATGATCTTGCTGTACAGGCAGTGCGATAGCATGCCGGAAACATATGCCTGCGCAGTTGTGGCGGCAACGATTGGAGAGTGCGGCATATGCGGTTGGATCCGAACAAACAAAGACAAACAGCAGGATCGGAAATGGCAGAAACAGGATGAAAAAGAAGGACGAGAACAAAATGATTCCGACATGAATGTCGGGAACATAGATGAGGAGGATAATTTATGACATTAGAATGCTTTTTATTGTTACTTATGATCGTATCGATTCTTACAGGGTTATTCACTGAAGGAATCAAGAAGTTGCTTGAAGAGTCGAAAAAAACCTACAAGGCAAATTTCCTTGCAGGAGGAGTGGCTGTAGTTTTATCAGTGCTCGTAGGAAGCGGATATATTATTTTGATGGATGCGCAGATAAACAGCAAGATGGCAGTATACCTTATTGCGCTGATCCTGCTTTCATGGCTGTCTGCAATGGTTGGATATGATAAAGTCATTCAGTCACTTGGACAGATCAAACTCCCGAATAAGAATGAGTAGTTAGGAGCCTGTTTTAAGGCTCCTTTTTGCGAGGTGGACTTATGGATAAGCAAAATATAACTGTATTGAGAAAAATACTGTACGCAGTGGAATCTGGGAATCAGATTTACGGAGAACAGGATTACGCAGCCTTTGCCGAAGTTGGAGCAAATTGTAGTAATGAGAAAGCAATCACCATTGGGGCCGGGCAGTGGTACGCAGACGAAGCGAAAGAATTGTTGTACAGAATCCAGAGAGGCAATCCGAAGTTGTTCAAGGACATGGACACAGAGAATCTTGAAGCTGATCTTCTCAAAAAGAGCTGGGCTACATATGCGGTAAGTAAGGATTCTGCAAAAGGCAGATTGATTATCAGCATCATTAGTATGGAACTTGGCAAGAAATGCCAGGATCAGTATATGGAAGACCAGATTGCGGCATACGCAAAAAGTATCGAAAAAACATACGGATCCATGCCGGATACCGCAATGATGGAATGTATCAATATCCTACATCAGGGTGGCTTTGATGCATTGAAAAGAATCTTGTCTAAAACTCCGGAACCATATACTGCAGACAAGATTTATGCAACACTGTGTCGGGATCCGGCAGACCCGACGCCGAATCAGGTAGGGGATTACACAGACAGGCAGAAAACTGTCATAAACATGATTCATACATATGCTGATAACACAGAGAAAGAAGGTATTGCAATGACTAAGACAGAAAAAGCAATAAGACAGATGGAGACATGGGCGAAAGATGATTCTCATGGCTACGATCAGGACTACCGCTGGGGAGAAAAGGGAGATTACGACTGTTCCTCGGCTGTGATCCAGGCATGGCAGAACGCCGGAGTTCCGGTTAAGTCTGGTGGCGCTACATACACAGGAGATATGAAGAACGTATTCTTGAAAAATGGATTTGTAGATGTAACGAGCAAAGTTAACGTAGCAACCGGATCTGGTTTGCTCAGAGGAGATGTGCTGCTGAATGAAGCACATCATGTAGCCATGTATTGTGGAAATGGCAAAGAGGTAGAAGCCTCAATTAACGAGAAAGGTACCGCTCATGGAGGTAAACCGGGAGATCAGACTGGCAAGGAGTTTTTGATCCGGAGCTATCGGAATTATCCTTGGAATTGTGTGCTCAGGTATAGAGGGAATATTTTCTCTGCTTCTGACACAGAGAAGAAACAGAACACAGTGGCCTATGTAGCCAGATTCACAAAGGATTGCAAGTGCTATAGTGCAGCTGGCAAAACTCAAGCTAAAATGTTCCCAGTGATTAAAAAGAATGCGGTTGTAGATGTGATGAAATACACCGAAACCGTAAAGGGAAAAAGATGGTACTTCATCCGGATTCCGTATCCAAATGACGAAGGATTCGTAAGGGAGTTCGTCCCAGCTGGATACTTCAAGAAGTTGATTTAACAGACGGTGCCTTCTAAAATCACATTAAAATATATCACATCAAAAGGAACTCTATAAAGACGGAGTTCCTTTTGAATAAACCGCTAATTATATTTTATAATATTATTCCTCCCCTATCTTTTCTTCGTATTTTTTTATGAGCCATTCCGGGACCGGTTCGTCTCCGTCGTCACCCCTGTATTTGATCGGGTCAATATTGTTTGTGAAACACCACTCCCAGCTGTTATAATCGTCGCCGTCTTTTGATACGATGTAGAATATATCATATTCGCCATCCACAAATGCTATCGTATCTGTTGCATTCATTGTGTACAGCATGATATACATGTTTCTCCTGTATGCGTACGCCATTTCTAGCGGCGAATCTTCACCGCCCAGAAATTCCATGAACATTTCAACGTCGGAAGATTCTTTCGACAATTTGTTATAATAATCGTAGACTTTTTCATCCCATCCGTCCGGGAAAAGTTTACGTTCTTTTATTTTCTCGTTATCTTCTTTAGCCATTTTGTAAATGGTTTCAAGTTTTACTCTCTTAATCATTTTACACGCCTCCTATTTCACTTCGCAATCTTCCAAGACAGCTCGCTCTAACAGCTGTCTCACATAATCCGGGCATTTACTTTTCCCGGATTCCCAGTTTTCGAGCGTTCTAATCGGTATGTTGTACCTCCTTGAGAATTCTGCTCGGGATACTTTTAGTCGTTCACGCATTTCTGATATAGTCATAAATTCTCCTAATATTCGAAATATTCGCCGCTGAATTTATCACGACGATATCTTCGTGCCATAGATTTTACACTGTAATTATAATCCATTAATTCACCATGTTTATCATAAACTGGTTCTTTGTTGACGGTTTCTCCGTAAAATTCAATGTATTCTCCATCTCCAGAGATAGAGATGTTATCATAAATTCCGAAATTTCTTTCTGGAGTAAATGTATATTTGGCAAGCATCTCTAAAATTTCTTTTGTTATAGGCTCTAAATGCATATTTTCCATAATCAATCTCCTATCTGTTCTGAAATTTTTCAATGACATCTGTTACTTTTTTGTATCGGTCTGTAATAACATATACGCCATTAATGTTGTCATAGTAGCCAAGAGCATGCTCAGCTCTCAGTTTAGAATTCCTATATTCTCTCAAAGAGATATAAGTTCTATCCTTACCGCCTTTTACCCAGTCATTACAGTTCCATTTCTGATACCATCCGTTACCCTGATCGCCATCGGGGTAAACTGTATCAAGCATTTTCTCGAGCTCTTTCCAAGGGATTTTGTACCCTTTCTGATTATCAAAAACTTCTAATGCATAATTCACCATTGTTTTTGCTTCCTCCCATGCTTTCTTAAGACCGGAGGAAATTGTCATTGCAGATTTCTTAACCAGTTCCCATGCCCTTTTCATGATTTTTGATAAGTTGTATTTCTTCATTTCTGTTTCCTCCGTTCCTTTGATGATTATATAATACCACCAATTTGGTGGTATGTCAAGAAGAAACGCAATTAAATTAATACTAGTGCACGAGTGCTCGACTTTAAATTACTCTTATCTGGGATATAGCCAGTACCGCTTCCTCTACTCATTCGCCGCTCCTTTTCCCAATGTTGCCATTAAGAGATTTGTAGCAAAGCCTTCTATTGCATCGATGTAATCTATATCTTCGTCTTCCCATTCACAATTAGGATACCTTTCTCGGAATCTATCAACTATGTTTAGTACAGTTTTATACGCTGCTTGATCGGATCCATATTGATCGTCATCTTTGGACCATGGATGGATCTTACCTTCTTGCAGAAGCGTGTCATACATGAATGTTACTTCTACAATGTCTGTTCTTCTAACAGATTCTTCCAATAATTGCAGAACATATTCCGGTGGAGTTCGAACTTCGGATTCCCACGATTCAAGCGTTCTAATCGGTATGTTGTACCTCCTTGAGAACTCCGCTCTGGAGACTCCTATGTAATTTCTCATTTCTGTAATGTTCATAATTGTTACCTCCTTCATAATGAAATAATACCACACAATGCGTGGTATAGTCAATGATAATTCCTTCCATATATTACCGCTATTTTTTCTACATCTGGTGTGATAGGATAAACGAGCTTCACACAGTTAAATTTCTGGCGTAAATTCGATAGGATATAGCAGAAAACGATATAATCTAACAAATTCCGTCATGTATTACCATAAAGTGGTAATTTATAACGGAGGAGCAATGGCATGATTAAAATTTTACTGTCGAAAAAGCTGGGAGAGTTAAGACTTACTCAAGCAGATCTGGCGAGGGCAACTGGAATCAGACCCAATACCATCAATGAGTTGTACCACGAGCTCACAGAAAGGGTCAGCCTTGAACACCTTGATTTAATTTGTGAAGCATTAAATTGTGAGCTGGACGAATTGATTATAAGGGTACCAAACAAGGAAACATCTATAACCCATACACGCCAGGGAACCCAGAAATCTAGCGACACAAAGTAGATTGCTGCAACAATCTACAACTAAAGAGAGGGCGAAAACCCTCTCTTTATACTGCAATGTATTAAGCTGCATGGGAAGCTTCTGCATTTTTTCTGAGCTGTTTCATCATGTGTAACCTGCAGGTCTTGAATTCATCTCCGTAAAGACCAAGGCGATTTGTTAAAATATTATACATCAGTGTGACTTTTTTCTCTGCAGTGTATCCATTCATTGATCGGAATACTATTTTGTCTGAGGATTCGATAGACCATGCTGAAAGAGCAAGGACAAACTGGATGTATGCTTTAATTTTTCCAGCATGAAGAGTGCTGTTAAAAAGTCTGAATTCGACTGTGCCTTTCTGGAAGAAGCTGTGAAGATTCAGGGCGTGGTATCTTGTTGAATTATAATGACTATGATCAATACCACCATGATACTGATCGTTCGCACTGCTGTACCAGATTTCTTCAACTTTTCTTGTATCAAGATCCTTTTCTTTTTTCATTGTATCCAGTAAATCCTTACATACCGGCCTGCACCATCTGTCTTTTCTGTTTCCCACTGCAAGAGCATCATAGATAATTTCTTGTCTGCTGAAAAAGAAATTTACCAATCTTCTGAGAGAAGTGGCTGTATGGTTTGCACCATCAACATGAATATGTATTCCGCAACTGCTATGAGGAACCCCGCCGAGTTCTTTAAATTTACGGATTATTGTCTGAAGTGTTTCAATATCTTCATAATTAAGAGGTGGTGTTACAAATTCAACTCTATATTCATCCATCAATTCACGTCCCGCTTTTCTAACTGGACAAATACTTGAATCTCTCATTACTTTCCAAATTCTTCTTTTGCTATCTCGAATCGTATAAGTACGATAGCAAGTGCGATCAGGTCCGGCAGCATGACTTCCGAGGATTTCTGCAACAGCCTCAGCGGCCATGGTTCTTGTTATTCCTGTAAATTCTACCTCAACTCCAAATTTTTGCTTTTTCAAAAGTTCTGACATAAATTTTTCCTCCTTTTAAGAACTAAACTTCGCACCGTCTATACGAAAATTTGTTCTGCTTTCTATGGTTGTATATTACCATATGTACAGTACATGTCAATAGTTTATTGGAGAAAATTTCTAAAATTATAGAGAAAAAATTCAATATAATGAAACAAAAGCTTGACATACATTAAACAAGACTATATAATAAAGACAGATAAAAAACAGACAAATCAGAGGAGGAAACACTATGAATAAAACAGAATCTGTAGCTGGTAAAGCTACAAGAAGAATGCAACTTAAAAACATGCCTTTCGATCGCTTCGAGGACGGAGTTGGATTCATCCATGCAACCGGATGCGATTGTTTCGTGGATGGCGAGTGGGTAACTGAATATGAAGACGGAATCTATGAGGATGCCCCAGGTTGCATCTATGAGGACGAGGAAGATGATGAGCCTGAGTGGACGGAAGAAGACGAAACTCAGTACGCAGAGACGTTCGAACCGTATCCGGGCTTTGAAAATTTTAAACTGGGAGGAAAATAGATGATTTCATATACTCCCCTCTGGCATACCCTTATCAATAAGGGCATGAATAAGGGGGATTTAAAAAATATGACTGGTTTAAGCTTCGGAACCATTGCCAGTATGGGGAAAAACGAGCCAGTCAACTTAAAACAGATCGACAGGATCTGCAAAGCTCTTCATTGCAAGATAGAGGATGTTATAGAATATAAAGATGAGAATTAAGATCGCATGAGCGCAATCTTGTGATAAAGTGAACTACATGGCGTTTGTATGGTGGATATTCGTCGCACACGTATCTAACCCTATACTATGAACTGCTGTGCTGCCAAAGAAAACCTCAGGGATTTTGCCAGGGAAATCATGGCAGATGATCTGAGACGTCTGGAAATGACACCGGGAAATTATTACAATTTTCATCCGGGCAGTCATGTAGGACAGGGTGCAGAAGTAGGAATCAGTAAAATTGCAGAAATTCTCAATGAAGTGCTGACAAAAGATCAGAGTACGATTGTACTTCTGGAAACTATGTCAGGAAAGGGCACAGAAGTAGGAAGAAATTTCGAAGAACTTCGTCAGATCATTGACAGGGTGGAGTTAAAAGATAAATTAGGTGTTTGCCTGGATACCTGTCATGTCTGGGATGGTGGATATGATATTGTAAACGATCTTGACAGCGTATTTGAAGAATTTGACCGGATAATAGGTCTGGACAGACTAAAAGCCATCCATTTAAATGACAGCATGAATCCCCTTGGCAGCCATAAGGACCGCCATGCCAGAATCGGAGAAGGTGAAATAGGACTGGAGGCACTTGTCCGCGTGATCAATCATCCTGCCACAGAGGGAATTCCGTTTATTCTGGAGACACCAAATGATGATGAGGGATGGACTCATGAAATTGCGTTGCTCAGAAATGAGTATAAACAGAAATGAGTATAAATATATCTGCTCGAATCAGGAAGATAAATTGGGGCGTGCTGACAAGTTGTAAGTGCAAATCGAAAGAGCAGGAGTGAAATCAAAAGGAAGGAATGCAGGAAAGATCAGAGATGCAGCAAAGACAAGGATATCAGGCAGTAGAGAAGCTGAGAGAAACACTGGACGAGAAGTATCTGTGGGAGGTTATTTTACTCTATGCAGGTGAGAGTTTCAAAACCTATACAGGGCTTCCGTTCACTTATGAAGTAAGAAAGGGTCGGAATGGAGACTACACAAGGGAATTGTGGATCGACCGTAGGGAGAACAGTAAGAGTCTGGCGTTAAGTTCAGTGCTGCTGGCATTGAGAAACATAAAGAAGGTGGGAGCCGTGGTTGACAGACCCAAAGCTCTGGGCGACATCCGCGGAGTGAGTTATATATATGGAATATTCTACCGCTTTGGGCTGATCGATGTGCCGGATACAGCCAGGCAGAAGATGAAGTTCACATGA